CTGCGCTGCAGCCTGGTGCTCTGCCGGTGGGCACGACGGTCACAGCTGCACAGGTCAGCGATGCGGGCGCTGCTGGTCGGGAACTGATGAAGAAGGCAACGCTGCCTGAGATTCAAGCCCTGGTGTCGGGGTATGCGCTCAAGGGGGTCGGCTTGGCGGTTTCTGTAGCGCCGATCACGCTCAGTGGGTTTGCCTGGCCAGGCGGCTCGATCACGATGCCCGGTGCGGGTACTTGGTATGTCGGCGTCGAACTGTCGAGTGGCGTGCTGCGCGTGCTGCCTCGACTCGGGCATCGAGGCTGGGTGCCGGTCGCATGCGTTGCCTGCACTACATCGACGATCACGTCGCTGCAGCAGATCGCGCCCGCTCTGCCGACCTGCCGACTGCCGCGCACGATGCGCAAGATCCTCACAGGGTTGCCAGTGAGCGTCGTCGTCATGGGCTCGTCGCTTACAGCATCCGGCGGCGGGGCGACGGACTGGCCCGGCATGGTTTTCGGTGCGGGAACGACGGACAAATACAAACTCCCGGTCACTGTCGATTGCAAGTACACCGGCGTTGGCGGATCGCCCAGCGGCTATCAGCACGCGCAGCTCGGGTTTGCTACCGGCAACAACAACTACGGTTTCTCGAATGCAGGCTACAGCTTTGCCGTTACTCCCAAAGCCCCTCCGAATGGGCGCAGCCAGTTATTCACCGGCGTGGATGTCGTTGTTATTGGCTGCCTAGCCAATGGCGGCGACTATCGTCTTGAGTTGATCGAGCCGATGATTCGCCAGCTTCGCAAGCGCGGGATCGAGGTCGTGATCGTCACGGACAATCCACAGGGGCCATCGACGGACTACGCGACGATGTCGGCTGCTGGCTTATACGGTGATGGTCCTGAGTTGATGCGCATTGCTGATCTCTACGGCGTAGAGATTGCTGACACGGCCGGATATGTTTTCGAGGCGCATATTCGGGCAGGTGGTGTCGGTATTTACGGCGACTCAATCCACCAGGCCAGCGGTATTCCGAGCGGCCCGGCAGCCCTACTGCCGGCAAATGGCCACGAGGCATGGGCGCGTGCAGTGCGCAGCGTATTCCCGGCCAAGTGGGCGGCAGTCACAACGACGACGACCAGTGCCTGGACATTCGATTCGACGGCTCCAAACTGGCGCACCTATGGATCGTCGTCGCAGGCGGTGTCGTCCGGGAAACTTGTCACAACGACGACGACCACGGCATCAGGCACAGCTGTCGAGCAAGCGGGAGCCGTGGCTGCCGGCGACACGATCACTGTGACGTATGACAGTGCAGTATCTGGCATCACCGCCGTGCAAATCGGAGGCCAAGGAAATTCGGGCTGGAATACCAACGTCGTCGGTGCCACGCTAAATGGCACTGCAACAACGGTCACGCTGACTGTCACGCAGGCATTCACCAAGGCAGTCGTCCTCTGGTATGCGACTGGCGGAACTGGCACGCTGTCGCTCGACAATGTCTCGCTCGCTGTGACCCGCGCCGGACTGCCGCTTGTCACGGACCAGTGTCCAGGCCGTCCTGCCGATTCTCGACAACTGCCCCCAGTGCGCCTTGTCACGGACTACAGGACTCCGGGCGATACCTACGTCATCCTCCCTGCTGATGAGCGGCAGGTGGTATTTAGCCAAGCAACGATGGGTACGCTGTCTGCTCACCCATGGGGTAGCGGGTCTTTTGCCCGGAGATTCAGCAACTCGGTCTCGGCGACACAGGACATGCTGACGCTGGCAGTCGGTAAAAAAGCCATGCTGTCTGCCGACTGCGTCGTTGGCATGAGCCTGATTCACTACCGAGAGATCGCTGACGGCGCTTGCACGTTCAATGTCAACATCAATGGCGCGCTGAACAAGAGCATGACGATCTCGGCTGTTCCGTTCTCGAACGAATGGTATTTCCCGATTTTCACTCCGACGGAACTTAACGCAGTGGGGCCGGCCGGAGCCTCGATCAACTCAATAGAAATCGAGGTTACGGGGGGTGCTCTGAAAATCGCGGCACTTGTCGCCTCGACTGCAGACATCGAGTACCTGTCCCCTGAGCAACTCACGTATGTCGGTGCGGGATGGGGGGCGAAAGAGTCGAGCCGCAGCGGTCTGCCTGGCCGATGGACGGACACGCCGGGAGATTACGCCGTTGCGAACTGCACCGGCCGCCGCCTGCTGTGGTCCCTCAGTGCGAACCCAGGGTCGAAAATGGTGACGTACTTGTCCGCGCAAGAGCAGCTTGCAAATCAGGCAGTGAGCGGCGATTACCATGTTTCCCTGGCGGGCGGCCTGCTGTCTCCAGCCAGCAATCACATCGTCAAGTGCGTCGAGGCCAATGCCTCAGGCAGCCAGGCCAACGGCCATGCGCTGCATATCGGCGGCGCGATTGTCATCAACGACCGCTGATCCCCTGCCGGTGAGTATCAGTGACCCCCGCTGAACTCGCGCAGGTGTTCGAGATGGTGGCCGCCGCGATCCGTGGCGGCCACTTCCCGATCAGCGCGACACCAGCCCCGGCCGCCGCCCCAGTGGTGGCAGCCCCAGCCACGCCGACGCGCACCCTGTCGGCATGGCTGGATGTCCATGAGCAGCAGATCCTCGGCAAGGGCTACAAGGTCCAGACTGTCCGCAACCGCCGAGCGAACCTCAACCACGTCCGCCGACTGTGGGGAGCCAGCCAGATCGACACCCTGCGCGCCCACGAGATCATCTCCAAGCTGCGCGCAGAGTTCCTTCCTGTCCGCACGTCCACCGCGCAGCGCGTGCTGGCCGAACTCCGCGACGCCTACAACGAGGCCATCGCCAACAACTGGTCAGACGGTAACCCAGCGGCGCACGTCAAACTCCCGACGCACCGCGTCAAGCGCAAGCGGCTGTCGTTCGAGGTCTGGCAACAGATGCGCGAGCTGGCGCGTGCTGGAGGCCAGGCGTGGCTGGAACCGCTCCTGCTGTTGGCCCTGGTGACCGGACAGCGTCGCGGCGATCTGGTCAAGATGGCCTTCTCCGACGTGGTGGACGGACACCTGCGCGTCGAGCAGCAGAAACAGGCGGGCAAGGGCTACGGCGCCCGGATCGCCATCCCGCTTTCACTGCGGCTGGACGCGATCGGCATGACGCTGGCCGACGTGATCGAGCAGTGCCGTGGATCCGGCTCGCCCGGTGACACCATGGTGCGCAAGGCAGGCGGCGCCCCGCTCGAAGAATCGTCCCTGTCGATCCGCTTCGCCGAGTGCATCCGCTCCGCATGCGGGCCTGACGCCTACACCGCGGATGAATGGCCAAGCTTGCACGAAGTCCGCAGCCTGTCGGCACGCCTGTACCACGCCCAAGGCGTTGACGTTCAGACCCTGCTGGGCCACAAGCATGCCGAGATGACGGACCTCTATCGCGATGACCGCGGACTGTCGGCGCGAGAATGGAAGTCTGTTCCCGTAGCCATGCCGGAAATCAGCCCGCTCCCAGGCTGACCGCTGCAGCCATGCTCACCCCATGGCCCTCTCGACACTCGCCCGATTCTCGCTGCTGCGCGAACTGCAAAGCATCATCACCACGCTGACTGGCTCGCCGACCCTGCGCGATCGAATGACCGCCATCCGGCGCGCGATGGAGATCATCACGCTGTTGGGCGGAGGAATTTCAAGCGCCACGGCAGCGCCAGAACAGCCGCCACCGGTTGCTGCCCAGGAGCCAATCGGCACGCCGGATGCACCAGAGGCCATGCCGCTGCCGGCTGCGGAGCCACCTGCCACCTTCAGCGATGCCAGCCCGGCGGCCAGGTTCTTCAACCACGACCCGAACCGCAAGCCCAGCCAGCGCAAGCGCGACAACGCCGCGGCTGTCGATCTGCTGAACCAGATCCGGTCCGGCTCGATCGACGGTGCGAGCATCGACGATGGCCAGAAGGCCATCCTGGCGCGCTACAGCGGGCTCGGCGGCAATCTGGTCAGCGAGGGCGTGAAGGGCTCGGACTACGAATACTTCACGCCGACCCCGCTGGCGGCTGGTACGTGGGGGCTGCTGAAGGAGATGGGCTTTGCCGGCGGCAAGGTGCTCGACCCGTGCGGCGGCGTCGGGGTCTTCGGAGCCACGGCACCGGCCAGCGCGGCGGTGGATGCGATCGAGCTGAGTGAGACCTCGGGCCAGATCAACGGGCTGGTGAACCAGCGGCCCGGGTACAACTGCACCGTCAGCAACTTCGAGGCGGTGGCCGCCAGCACGCCGGATGAGGTCTATGACGCCGTGGTGGCGAACGTGCCGTTCGGAGGCAAGCTGGCGCGCGGCGAGAACTACCGCGGCGATCCCAAGTACCAAGACGAGACGCTGGAAGGCTACTTCATCCTGCGCTCGCTCGAAAAGCTCAAGCCCGGCGGCCTGGCGGCGTTCATCTGCCCGCCGCGGGTGGTGTCCAGCAAGGGCGGCAAGGAAGAGTCCGTCCGCTTCCGCGCGTCGCTGATGGCCGAGTTCATGGGAGCCTACCGCCTGCCATCGCACCTATTCATGTCGGCCGGCGCTGAAACCATCGTGGACCTGCTGGTGCTGCGCAAGCACAGCCGCGACACGCTGGAGAAGGTGGAGGCGCTGGAGCTGACCTCCGCCAGCACGCTGCGCGAGGCCAATGTCCTCTGGGGCGAGTTCGTCGATGGCGGGTACTTCTCAGGCGAAGGCAAACGGTTCGTGCTGGGCGAGTTCCAGGCCAAGGACTCGACCAAGTTCCGTGACGTGGACCGCGTCATCAGCACGCACTCGGCCGCAGACATCGGCAAGCTGCTGCGCAAGTTCGGTGGCAGCCTGATCAACTGGGCACTGCTGGACAGCACTGAGCCCGATCAGATCGTCTACAACGACGGCGACACGATCACCCAGGCCGGGCAGATGCTGCAGATGCGCGGCGGTGTGTGGGAGGTGGTGCAGCGCACCGGTGACAGCCCGATGGCTGCGAACCTCGGTGCCAAGCTGGCCACGCCGCTGCAGGCGCTGTCGGCCGGGCTGGCGTGGGGCGATGTGGCGGCTTACATCGCGCACATGACCCGCATGTCCCAGACCGCCGACATGCCGGCCTGGCTGCTGCGCCTGTCTGGCGGCATGGCCCGGCTTGGTTCCGACGTGGAGCGCACGCGCTTCTGGATGCCGGCCGTGACAGCTCTGGCCGTGGCCGATGTGCGCGAGTCGACAGGCCGGGCCGGCGAGGTGGTGAACCATCTGCAGGACTACCCCGAGCTGTCGGCAGCGATGCAGCGCAATGCCTCCGATGCTGGTGCGCTTCCAACAGCCATCGGGTCCGAGGCGCGTGACGCAGCGCGCGTGCTGCGCATCCACTACACCCGCAAGGGCGGTTTCGATGCGATCTGGCGTGGAGAGGTGGAACAGGCTGCGGCAGACACCCGCAGCGCCGATCAGCGATTCGAGGCCGCCAAGTACGCAGCCGGTGGCCAGTGGGTCACCCGCGAGCAGGCCGCAGAGGCGTTCGGCGCCGACTTCGACCCGATCGCCAGCCCGGAGTGGTGCGTGTCCGCCGACGGCACGATGGTGAGCAAGGCCGATGACTACTTCATCGGCAACCTGGCCGACATGCTGCTGGACCTGCGCCGGCAGGCCGAAGCCGCCACGGACGACACCACCCGCGGCAAGCTGCTGGCGATGATGGAAGAGGCCCGCCGCCGTGTTCCGCACATCGATGTGAGCAAGACGGCGTACAACCTGGCCAGCCCGTTCGTGACGCTGGAAGAGAAGGCCGACTTCCTGCGCCGCACCTACGGCGAAGGGTTCCACCTCAACTACGATGGCGAAGAGCCTGTCATCCGCTACGACGAGGGCCGCCACAGCGGCGGCTACCGGCGTGACGACGAGCACAAGATGATGAAGCGGTTGGCCTACTACGTGCAAGAGGGCACGGTCACGCTGCAGGGAACCAAGTTCGATCTGCTGAAGACCCGGGATGCGCTGGTCAAGCTGCGCCGGCTGGCCATGGAGGCTGACGAGCAATTCGGTGTGCACTGCCGTGCGTCTCAGGCCATCACGGATCGCATGGACAAGCAGGCGAACGACCCCGCCGTCCTGACCTTCCCGCAGACGACCGACACGGCGCCGATCTCGCTGCCTGGCTGGAAGCTGGGCGTGCCGCCCGATGGTGTGACCCCACACCCCTACCAGTACGCCGAGATCCGCCGGCGCGGCCGGTTCTTCGGCGGCGTCAATGGCTATGCGGTCGGGCTGGGCAAGTCCTTCACGGCGCTGGCCTGCGTGCAGCACGCCCACAACGTCGGCATCAAGCGGCGCACCGCCATCGTGGTCCCGAACAGCGTGCTGTCGAACTGGCAGAAGGAAGCCCGCGTGGCGCTGGAGAACATGGACGAGTGCCTGTTCGTCGGACTGCGCACGGACAAGAATGGCAAGCCCAAGATGGACACGGGTGCCTACGATGCCGACCTGGTCAGCATCGCCAGCGGCAAGTTCTCCAAGATTTTCCTGACCTTCGAGGCATTCCGCCGGCTGCGCCTGCGCGATGAGACGCTGGACCGCTACATCCGGTCGCTGGGCGAAGACGACGCTTCGCTGTCCGTGAAGACCACCGACGAAGGTCACGTCGATGCCAAGAGCCGTGAAAAGGTGGCATCGCGCGGAGGTGCGCTGGCTGATGCGATCACCAAGGGCCACTCAGGATCTGCGCCGTATCTGGAGGATCTGGGGATCGACTCAGTGGTCATTGATGAGGCTCATTGCTTCCCTGCTGGAACCCTTGTTGACGGGGTTCCTATCGAGCAGGTCAAGATCGGCGACTTCGTCAGTTCGTTCAACCACGAAACTGGCATCGTCGAAAAGAAGGCCGTCACCAATGTGATGCGCCGTAGAGCATTCGGCCTTGTTCGCGTGACCCTGAAAAATGGGAAGAGCATTGCCTGCACCCATGACCACCAGTTCTTTGTCAATGGCCTCGGTTATGTTGCTGCCGAGTTTTTGAATAGTTCGTACAATGTCGTCATCAACAATACAGGAACATTTTATGATGGCTACATGCAACCACTGCGGCAAGGAGTTCGAGCCGAATCACACTCAGCGATGGAAGCTGGCAACGGGGCGGGCTACAGCGATCTACTGCGGGAGGTCGTGCGCGATGGCGTGGAGGCACGCGAATTCGGAGAAGCTGCAGGCGGCGATGGCGAGCGAATCAAAGAAGGAAAAGCACCGTCAGGCGCTGTTGAAGAGCAACTGGCTGCAAACTCCGGAAAGCATCGAGAAGAACCGGCAGGTACGCATGGATCGCGGGGTCGGGAAGGGCGTACCCTTCAAGGTTCGCGGTGGGAATGGTTGCGGAATGACGAAGGCGCAGGAAACTCTGGTGAACGCTCTGTTGTGGGAGCCAGAGTACGTTGTGAAAACGGGGCCGAATCGGCTGCCTTCGATGCCGCACCATTACAAGATCGACTTGGCTCACAAGGAATTGAAAATAGCCATCGAAGTGGATGGGCGGTCGCATCTGAGCAGGAAGGTGCAGGAAGCGGACGCGAGAAAGACGGAGTTCTTGAAGTCGTTGGGGTGGACCGTGTTGAGGTTCTCGAATGCGGAGGTGATGGAAGATTTGGCGGGGTGTGTCCAGACGGTTACGTCTATGACGTTACGGTTGATGGCAACCACAACTTCTTTGCCGAAGGCATCCTAGTCCACAACTGCTTCAAGAACGCGGTCACCCTGCGCGACTTCAAGGGCGCGAAGTTCCTGTCGGTGTCGCCAGCCTCTGCGCAGGGCAGCGACGCCCAGGCCAAGGCCGCCTTCATCCGTGGCCTGTCTCCGCGCAAGGATGGCGTGCTGCTGCTGACCGCCACGCCGATCACGAACAGCCCGGCCGAGATTTACTCCATGCTGTCGCTGGCCGTTGGGCATGACCGGGTCAACGCGATGGCGATGGGCGTCCAGGGGCCGGACCAGTTCATGGCGGCGATCTGCGACGTGCAAAGTGAAGAAGACGAGACGATCGACGGCATCTCACGCGACACGCGGGTGTTCCGCGGGCTGCGCAACGTCGGCATCCTGCGCCGGGCGATCGGCGAGGTGATGACGATCGAGACGGCAGAGACGGCCGGGCAGGTCATCCAGTTGCCGGATGCAGACGAACGGCCCACGCCGGTGGCGCTGCCGGACCCGCCGACGATCAACAAGCTGCAGCAGTACAAGGCCGCGTACCGCTATGCCGTCGACAAGATGGCAGGACGGCCGGACGGAGAAGGCCCCGGCACGAACCGTGGCAGCCGCGAAGCCTTCGATGCCGTGCAGCGCCGGTTCAACGAGCCGCTGGAGCTGATCGGGCACCCGTTCAACATGATCCGCAAGATGTCGGCGCTGATCATCGATCCTGATCTTGATGGGATGGCCACGTTCTACGTGGTGGCGGCGGGGGATGAGGCGCTGGCCGAGAAGGTGCTCACCCAGTTCAACGCGCTGAAGATCACCGAGGAGCGCGCCCGCCGTGGCCCGCACACGCCGCAGCGCGCGGTGGTCGGCGAGAAGATCAAGAAGGTCGAAGGCGACAAGGTGACGCTGCTGCAGATCCAGGTCGGCGCGGTGCTGGAAGGTGGCCGCATCTGTCTGGACTCGATCGACCCGGCGGCGCAGGACAAGTTCGAGGCGCTGGCCGAAAAGGCCGGGCTGGATCTGGACGTGACCGTGCCGCCGAAGCTGGCGGCGATGCTGGAGAACTTCCGCAAGGAGCAGTCCAGCCCGCGCGGCGTGGACGACGAGGGCAAGCCGTCGCCGATCGTCAAGCAGATCATCTTCTGTGACCTGCTGCCGATGCTGAACAAGATCAAGCGCATCCTGGCCAAGCACGCGGGCGTGTCACCGGCGCAGATCGCCATCGTCACCGGCAAGAAGAACAACGAGCCCGAGCAGATCATCGCCGTGCAGAACGGGTTCAACGCGCACGGGGAAGAGAACCAGTACCGCGTCATCATCGCCAACGAGAAGGCCGAGGTCGGCATCAACCTGCAGCGCGGCACCCAGGCCATCCACCACCTGACGGTCGGGTGGACGCCGGACAGCCTGACGCAGCGCAACGGCCGCGGCGTGCGGCAGGGCAACAAGACGGCCACGGTCACGGTCTACCACTACGATGCCGACGGCACCTTCGATGCGCACAAGCGCCGACTGGTCGGGCACAAGGCGGCGTGGATCGACGACGTGATGGACATGCAGGGCAAGGGGTCGGTCGAAATCTCCGGCCAGATCTCGGCGCAGCAGCAGGAGGCGCTGATGGAGACGGTGGGCGACGCGGATGCCATGCTGCGCTTCACCGACTCGCTGCAGCAGAAGGAGCGCGCCGCGCGCCAGCAGAACACGCGCGACCGCCAGTCGATCAGCATCAAGGCGATCAAGAGCAGCCGGACCTGGCTGAAGGACAACAGCGTGCCGGCGGACTGGGCGGCCAAGCGGCTGATGGAACTGTGGGCGCTGAAGCAGTCCGAGCAGGCGCTGAAGGCCAAGGTCGACGGGGCGAAGTCTGAAGACAAGCGGGTGGGCGCAGAGAAGGCGCTGCAGTCCCTGCGCACCCGGATGGACAAGCTGAGGGCGGACATCAATGAGGGCGTGGACATGGCGCCGCTGGGCGGGGGTGTGCGGGGTGGCGCCACGCCGGATGCAGATGCGCTGATCGCCCGCGCGGACCCGTCCTACAGCAAGAAGAAGCCGTCGTTGAGCGACTTCGCGCGCCAGTTCTACATCAGCGGCAAGAGCGAGAAGGTCGGCCTGGTGGAAGGCTCCGCGCTGCACGCCGACTACGCGGCAGAGGTGGCCAACACGCAAGCGGTGATCGAGGCGGCGAAGGAGCAGTTCAAGGCCTACTCGGACATGGACGGCGGCATCCCGGCGCGGGTGGTCGACCTGATCGCGGAAGGGAAGGGCTCGATCCACAACGGCGTGCCGCTGGTGGATGGCACGATCCTGTTCCGCGGGGAATCTGGGTCGGTGCGCATCGTGATCGACGGGGGAACCGCCACATGGAACTGGCAAGTCACGGGCCGTGGGGGAGCGAGCACGTCGCCTGGCGGCATCGATCGGGACTTAGACGGCCTGACCATCGCCTACCCCGGCACGCCCGAGTACGAGGTGGCCGCGGCACGGGCCGCCGCCTACGAAGACGACATGGTGGCGAAGTACCCTGGCGCCGATGGCCGAAAGTTCGCGGACCTGGTTCCGGAGATCGCCAGCCGCCGCCGGTCGGTGTCGCTGGTGCCGGTGGAGAACATGATGTTGCCCGCCCCGCTGTTCCCGGTCTACATCGGCGAGTTCCAGGCGCGAAGCTCCCCGATCCTGCAGGAGATCCGCGCCGAGCAGGCTGCACTGGTGCGGGAGATCGACGGCAACGGGTTCGTGGATCCATCGGTGGCGCTGGCGGACCTGCCGGGCGGCTTCTCCACTGCAGTGGCCCTGCGCGAGCGGTGTGAGGCGCGCGGCGTCAAGGTGCCGGCCAGCGTGCTGCTGCGGTTCTCCAATGACCGGTACGGCCCCTTGAGCTTCCCGGTTGCCCTCAAGGGGGCATTCGTCGGGGCGGATGACATCGTGGATGCGCTGCAGCCGGCCAAGACCATCGCCGATGCGCAGCAGGCCGCGCGGGCATGGGTTGTGGCCAGACACCCGAGCGTGGAGTTCTTGGACGTCCACCTGGCCAAGTTCTCGGAGATCCTGACGCCAGCCCAGACCGCTGCATTCAGTGCGCGGCTGCAGGCGATCGACATGGAGGAGAAGGCAGCCCGCGCCGATGCGCTGAACAACGGACCGGACGACGAGATGGTCGGTATCACCGGCAAAACCTTCGCGCACAAGGACATGATCAAGAACATGTCCAGCAGCATCGCAGGTGAGATGGCCAGCATGCACGGCAAGGGTGACACGTTCCAGTGGAACGTCCGCCGCAAGGTGTGGAAGGCCATCGTCGAGAAGAACCCTGGCCTCGTTGAACGTGGCATCCTTGTCCTGACCGAGTACCGCAAGTGAGCGACGCCATGAACCACGACATGCACCAGTTCAACCCGGCCGAGATCGCGGCCATCGTCACCGAGCGCAGTGCGGCGCTCAAGGCCAATCGCGGCGTGTCGGACCTGGCCGGCTACGGGCTGGGCGTGGTCTGGCGCCGGCTGCAGAAGGAGCCTGGCCGCTACCGGGACTACGGCCCCTACTGGTGGGCGCTCAAGTCGCTGCTGCGCGGGGCAGGCTACCCGGTGGACGACAACACGGACCCGGTGATCGAGGCTGCGTACCGCGGGCGGACTGCGGCCGAAACGGTCGTGATGGCCGATGAGTTCCGCACGCAGTACCTTGCGACGCAGGCGGTCGGCACGTCGGTGTTCGATCTGTCCACCGATGGCGTGGCCTACGTGCTGGAGGATGGCGGGATGGAGCTTCCCGCCTGACGCTGGCGCCGGTCAGTGGCCGTAGGCTTCGGCGATGCGCTTGGCGTCGTCCACACGGCCCTGTTCGATCAACTGGCGGATGGTGAGGCCTTGCGCCGCGCCGGCGGGGGTCTCGATCAGGTTCAGCAGGTTCCACCCTGACGTGTTCGACAGCTTCGCCAGCGTGGGCATGATCTCCCACATCGTGCCCGTGAACTGCCAACTCGGCAGGCGGTAGCTGTTGCCGCATCCAGCCAACTTCAGCCCGATGGCGGTACCTTTTCTGCACCAGGAATTCACCAGCGGCACTGTCACGCCCATGAGTTCTGCTGCTTGTAAAACGCTGATCATCTCCTCAGACTCCAGGCGCTGGCGCATGGCGGGGACAGGCTTCAGCAGTTCCGTGGTTTCTTCTGCGGTCAGGTAGGCGCTCAAGGCGGATCGGATGATCTCTGCAGCAGGGACACCCTTGGCTGCAGCCAGCGTGTTCAGGTCATCGGCCTGCTTGTCCGACAGGCGAATATTCAGCGGAATGGATGGCCCGGATCCAGACAGGGGGGCTCCAGCGCCTGCGCGCTTGCCGCCGCGGGTGGGTTTGGTTTCGGTCGTGGTCATGCCTTGATGTACCCCAGTCTGGCAGCTTCGACGATGCCGTCACGGACGGCACTCCTGAAAGCGTCAACCAGTTCTCGGCGTACATCAATAGGGGTCTCTGATGCCAGCTTGATGGATGCTTTTACTGCTTCTCCGACACCGGTCGAAATTGCCATTCTGAACAGCTCGTGGTTCGAGAAGTTGTGGTTGTAGTTTTTGCCGATCTTCTCGGCGACCGCCTTCTCTACCCCCCGCTCGATGGCGAGCATCATTTGCTCATGCGTCATTTCTTGCATGTTTCTCTCCTTTGTCAGCTTGCCGCTACGCCCGGCCGGGCGCACTGGCAAGCCCCTTACGGGGCGGGCTCAGGCGAAGTACCTCTCGTTGGCGGCGTAGTCGATAAGCTGGTCGGTGGTCATACGGGCGCACTCTGGCGCATCGACATAGACGTTCTCGGCGTTCAGCAGCGTGTCGGCAATCTCCCGGCGGCCCGCGTCGGCAGTAGAAGAGCGAATGGTCCGCAAGTGCTCAAGGTCACCGGTCCGCATACCGCGGATGAAGAAGCCGAGCAGCGAGATGTGCTCAAGCGGCAGGTCATTTTTCCAGCCGCCGTGCGGCGTGCGCATCTCGCGGCGCACGGTGGCGACGTGGGAGGCCTCCTCCAGGATCAGCGCTTCAGCCAGCGTCAGGCGCCCTGCGGACCGATCGCGGATTCCAGCGAGCACTGAAGCGTAGGGGGCTTGAAGCTCTTTTGCGGATGTGGTCATGGCATCTATCTGTGGTGGTTGGCTTGCAGCAGCGCCCAGCGGACGCTCTTGCAAGCCCCTCGCGGGGCTTGGTCAGCGGTCTCCTTGCTCTTCATACATCGTCAAGTAATCCAGCACTTCTGGCGTTTTCATCGCAGCACTGAAAACCTTGTCGGCTCCGATCTCTAGCAGATCCGCCGTCGTCATTGCGATCTTGATGTACCTCTGGATACCTTCAAACGGGTACGCGCTTGCGTAGATCGGCGCAGTGAGGTCACGCAGCTTGGCAAAGATGATCAGGTCGTTCTGCCCTACATCCTGCAGGACCGAGTAGCTCGTCTCGATTTCAAGCGCCACTGCTGCACGCTTTGCACTCTCCAGCCGGTCGAGTTCTTCGCGCTCCGGACTGGCATGAAACCAGTCTGCCGTCAGCCCAAAGTCATCATCGCCATCAAGCCCGATCGACGATGCAGGGACTGGATCTGGTTCAGTGGCGATGGCAGCGGTCTTGGCGGCTGCGGACTCTGCGGTGGTGTTTCGCTTGCTCATGGTGTTGCTCCTGCTTGGGTTGCTGGCCCTGCCTCTGCAGAACCAATGAATGAACTGTATAACAGTTTTGCAATAAGAGCAATGGGCTAAAGCACTCTTTCTGATCGCGTAAAGCACACGGCCAGCCCCTCGGAAATGCGCAGTCGGACCGGCCTGGGCTGGGTGCTGCAATGCGAGCATGGCAAAGTCCCCGTCAGCCCCGAAGCAGGGCGTTTTCACGAAGGTTGCTGGCGCAGTTGGCGACTTCTTCCGCGGCTTCGCCGGTGGCGGCCGGAGCCCGGCAGATGCCGTGACGTCTTCCGGCTTTTCGACATCGTCCAGCGTCAGCACCTCCGCACTCACCGGCGGCACGGCCGGCGGCGCGCGGGACCGCCAGTCGATCTATGACACCTGGCAGGGCATGCTCCGTGATCCGATTGTCGGTGGGGCGATGCGGATGCACACCACCGCAGCGCTTGGCGGGCATGAGACCACGGGCGACCTGGTATTCATCGAGGCCACACCGGGCGATGCGGGGGATGATGCGCTCGTCAGAGAATTGAACAATGACCTGCTGCGCATCTTCAACCGCCACGCATTCCAGCTCGCATACAACGGCGCATGTTTCGGGGATGCCTACGCCCGCGTCTATGGCGTCAATGGGAGAGGAATCGTTGACATTTGCACAGACGAGACGATGCTTCCACCGCTGGTGCAGCCCTACGAACAGGGCAACACCACCCGGGTGTGTGTCGTGGCCTGTGGGCCACGCCAGAACGTCACGCTGACGATGGACCAGATCGTGCGCCTCAAGATGCCGCGGACTGCATACGTTCCGCAGCCAATGGCAGTCGAGAAAAACTGGCGGCAGCGGGTCGAAGAGGACGATGTCGAAAAGCTCCCACTGATGCCGTCGCTGGTTGGCGGCTCGCTACTGATCGACAGCGAAGACCAGTACCAGCAGTTCCGCACAGCGCTGCTCGGAATGGTCGGCCAGCGGGTGTTGGACTCGATCGACGAAAGCCTGTTCACCGCCCAGACCGCCGGCATGACGAAAGAGCAGCGCGAAGAGTTCGTCGGTTCGCTGACCGATGTACTGAAAGAGTCGAAGCGGGTCGCGGATGAGGCGGTGAAGTCCGGGCGCCCGCTGCTGGCACGGATCCGGCACATCCTGCCGATCTTCCAGGACAAGCAGCTGTTGCAGGTCCAGGGCCTCAGTTCGGCTGGTGGCGGCCGGGCCGGCTCGATCGGCATTGACGACGTCATGCTGCACGCCAAGCTGCTCTCCGGAAGCCTGGGCACGGACCTGACCATGTTGGGCTTTGCGGACATGATGTCCGGTGGGCTGGGGGATGGCGGGTTCTTTCGCACCAGCGCACAGGCTGCCGAGCGTTCGCGCAACATCCGCACGGCGCTGGTGGACTGCTTCGACGAACTGATCAACCTGCACCTCATGCACAAGCGCGGCGTTCGGTACGATGGCGTGCGACCGTGGAAAGTGAACTTCTATGGCTCGATCAGCGCGCTGGAAACCGAGCGGCAAAAGACCGCTGCGGATGCGATGAACACGGGGGCCATCCTTGTGCAGGTGCTGACGGGCGTTCGGGATCTCGGCATCAAGAAAGATGCCATCCAGACACTGTTGAGCAAGATCGTCAAGCTGGATGAGGACATTGCCGCAGAACTGGCTGGTGCGCTGTCCAGTGCGGAGCCGCCTGGCGGTGGCGGGTTCGGCGGCGATGGCGGCGATGGCGCAGAAGGCATGACAGACCAGGGCGCCGACATGCCCAGCGAGGTAGTCTGATGCTCGAAATCAGTAGCGGATTCCTTCGCAACACGGTCGCCCAGACTGCTGGTGCGCGCATCTCCCAGGCGATCTCGCAAAAGCTGGGGCCGAAGTACATCAAGGCCATGCAGCGCCTGAACTCGATCGGCAATCTGCTGGCTGGCGTTTTTGGACTGCGGGACGCCCCTGTGCCTATTCCGTTGCTTGGCGGGATGACGTACCAGGAAACGAAAAAGATCGTTGAGGACATCAAGAACTGCGGACCGGCGAAGAAGTGCCTCTATTTCATCGAGATCGAAGATCTGACCCCGCCGAATCTTGGCTATGGCGTGTCTGTGGAATCGAAGGCGGCCATCCAGACGACGCCATTGGCCGCTGCCATCAACCTGCTCAAGGGCGATCCGCTTTCGATGTTGAGCAAGGCGGTTTCGTCCGGACTGAGTAGCCTGATGGGAGTATCTGCACCTGGCGCCGACACGTCCCAGCCAACGGACACCGGCTACCTGCTGCACCTGTTCGCAACCGAGGTCAGCTACTCTGGCGCCACGCTGACAGGAGAAAAGATCCAGATCGGCGGAGGGACGATGGACATGCTGCACGGCAGGGACGCCGTCGAGCTGACCATCACAACCATGGACGATGAAGTCGGCACCATGAAGCGCTGGTTCGAGGGCAAGTGCCGGCAGGCGGTGCACATGGATGGGACATGCGGCCTACCGGCCGAGTACATCGTTAATTTCACGATCCTGCATGCCACGCCGAAGGCGTCCATCAACGCATTCGGGAGCTATTTTTCCATGCGCCCGGTGTCGATCCAGTACGACCTGAGCCGCAACGACGATGCGCCGCAGATGCTTACGATGGTCTGGACGCAGTTCGACACGTTCGTGGCGCCGTAATGCGAAAGCCCCGGGCTGGCCGGGGCTTGGTTGAATTTCTGGGATCTCAGGCGTCAGGGTGTGACTCGATCGCTCGCTCGTAGGCGCTGATCTTGCTGGCCATCATCGACAGCCAAGCCTCTTCGCTGAGTTCAAACCCAGCAAATGCATCTTCTTCGGAGGCAATGGCGGCGTTGTCGGCTGCAAAACCGGCGGCCAGGCGCACCTTCGCAGATTCAAGTTCCGTGCGGAGCACCTTGATGTCTGCCGGCTTGTTGGCTGCATCGATGTCCGCACGGTTGATGGCGGTGTTGATCTGGTCTGCGGTCATGGCATCTCTCTGTGGTGGTTGGCTTGCAGCAGCACCGCGGCGCGATGCTCTTGCAAGCCCCTTGCGGGGCTGGGTCAGGCCTTGCGAATTTCGACATCAACTGCGGCGTCCTCTCCACTGATCTTGTGGCGGTAGTTCCAAGCTGCGTTGGACGCCGCCTCGGCCACTGCTTCATCAATGCCGTCCATGTCGGCCACCGCCCTGGCGGCCTGGACGAACTCCAGCGGCTCAAAAAAGCCGCCCAGCGGGTGGGGTGGAAGCGCTTCATTGGCGCCGACGACCGCCTGGAATGCGCTGTCGCGAGCCGCGCGGGTGTCGAACACCAGCGCCTCAAGTTTGACCCTACCCTCTCCGGCCTTAGTGGTCTTGATGAGGATGAATGCGTTGCCCATGTCGTCTCTCCTACTTGGTTGCCGGTTGCCGGACCTGCCGTTTGCAGAACCGATGTATGAACTGTATAACAGTTTTCCAATGAGAACAAGGGGGCAAAGCACTATTTAAGCACTCCTGGTGCACGCACGGAAAACACACGGGCATTGTCCTGATCCAGTCGCGCAGCATCGGCGCGATGAGCGCAACTGACCGCATGTTTCCGCACGACGCCGAAGGGTTCCTCACCGGTGGCCGACAGATAGACATCCCGCGCGATGAGTCGGTGGCGAGTGACCAAGAGCTGGATGCGCTGCGAGAGATCGGCGACAGCCTGGAGTCGATCGATAGCCGACTGGAGCGCATCGCTCGCCTGCTTGGTCAGATGCCACAGGCCGTCGCAGTTGCGCCGGGACAGATCCGGCCTGCTGTCATGCCGGATGGGGTGGCTGCTCGCACCAGTGATCTACGTGCGGTCTCTTCTGGCGATGCCGCAGCCCCAGGCGTGTCGCTGACAATGCCGCGGCAAAACGAAGCCGACACATCGCGCAGCCCGCCGCCGCGGATTTCCGGCGTCACCGGCCACACTGGATCTGCAGGCACAAATGCAGCGCCAGATCGGGCGCCACGCCAGCCCAGTGCGCAACCACCATCCGTTCATGTGTCTGTTCAGGCGGCGGGGGGGGTGAAGGGGGATGCTGGACTGCCTGGCCAAACTGGCCGGCCCATGCCTGAGCGAGATGCGCGCGGTCGGTTCGTGTCGGGACGATCGGTGTCGACGGTCACAATCGATCGGCTGTCGCAGCCTGCGGTCGCGACTGGTCAAGTGCGGCCCGTCGGGGGGGCGATCCGAAGTGCAGGGGCTGTGCAGCCGGCATCACCTGGCGGCAGGGCCGACCGCAGGCAGACACCGGAGACTGTGCTACGGCAGATGTTCGGTGTCGTCGGCGCGGTCCCTTCGACATCGATGATTCGTGAAGTCGGCGGCGGGGATGCCGCTGTGCCGCTGCCAGGTCGCGGCGTCGTCCATGCCGACCTCAAGCGGATGCCGCGCCAGATGCTGGGGGCCACCGCAGTCCCGGACCCGGTGAGCAGGGAGAAGTCGTCTCCTGCTGCCGCATCGGCGCGCAACCCCGGCATGGCTGGAGCTGCCGGTGTTGCCGAGAACGGTGGTCAAGCAGGATCTGGCAGATCCATCACGGCCTCGAATCATGTCCAGTTCCCCAGCGCCTCCAGTTCCACCCCAGGATCTCCCGCCGAGGTGGCCTCGTCCTCTGCGCCAGCAATGCCAGGCATTGGCGCAGCTGCTGGCGTTCCGGCAGTCTCCCCTGATGGGTTCTCCGCGCGACGCAGCCAGATTCCCGCAGTTCGTGATGGGACCGGGAGGTTCACATCGGCCGAACGGACCGGCGGCGCTGGTTCCGCGGATGACCGCGACACAAGCCCGAGTCACCGCAGGATCTCAGGGGATGACGATGCAAAGGGCGCAGGGCTCATCAGGGACAGCGCGAAGGCCATCGCCGATGGGATCAGCGGTACTCTGAAAGAGGCCGTCAGCGGAAGCAGTGACCGCGACCCAACGTTGAAGGCTGCGGCTGAGGTTGGCCGGTTGGCTGGGCCACTGGGCAGTGCTGGGAAGGGAATCTTCAACCGGGTCCGGCAGGCCAGGGCAGAGAAGACGGGCCAGCGCAGCGAGCGCTGGTTGTCGCGGATCTGGCGCAGCGTGTCGGCTGGCGCCGCTGGCACCGCTGGCACCGCTGGCACCGCTGGCGCCGCTGGCACCGCTGGCGCCGCTGGCACCGCTGGCGCCGCTGGCACCGCTGGCGCCGCTGGCGCCGCTGGCGCCGCTGGCACCGCTGGCGCCGCTGGCACCGCTGGCGCCGCTGGCACCGCTGGCGCCGCTGGCGCCGCTGGCGCCGCTGGCACCGCTGGCGCCGCTGGCACCGCTGGCGCCGCTGGCGGCGGACGAGATGGGCAGCAGGGCAAGAACGGGGCAGGTGGGTCATCCGGGCGCGGTGGTGTCGGAGAACCTGGTTCAACAGGGGCCGCACCTGCATCCGTGAAGCCCGGTACCGCTGGGGCGGCGGGTGCCGCTGGTGGCGCAACGGGTGGGCAGATCGGAGAGGCCGGCGATCATCCTGGTCCGGCCAGCACATCCAAGACCGCACGCGAGGTCGACCGATTCGACAGCAGCGCGACCAGTTCGGCCGCGGGCATGGATGCCATGCGGGACGCGGACCCCGGGCGCGGCCAGCCGTCTGCGTCGATCAAGCCCGCGCCGGCGCCAGGTGGCGCCATCCCCAGCGCAGCGCCACGGCCAGCCGAGAACCGGACCGCCGACGCCGCGCAGCAGGCGATTGGCGCCAGCTCGGCACCGGTGCAGCCGGTGGGGTGGGTGTCGCCACTGGCAGCTGCACCAGAACAGGCCGCAGCAGCGCAGGCCACCGCCCAATCCGTCGCGGCGACACCAGCCGCACCGGTGCCGACACCAGCGGCTCCTGACGCGCCAGCCGCGCCAGCGAGCCAGCACGACCGCACAGCGCAGGCGCTGGCCGAGATGCGCAGCGAGCGCACCACCATTCAGCGCGAGATCGAGCGGTCTACTTCGGCGCGCTCGGACTCGACGCACTCCACGGCCAGCGACGGCACGTCCGCAACCACGTCAACGACCTCGGCAACGGCCACCGCACGGGAGCGCAGCAGCCAGGCCAGCGACCGTCAGGCGCTTTCCGAGATCGAGCGCCAGCGCCGGGAGGCGGTCAAGCACAGCGCCGTCAGCAGTGCCAGCGACAGCCTGAGCACGCACCAGGTTGCAGTGGCCCCGACTGGTCGCGGCATGTTCGAGGTGCCGGCCGGGTCTTCTGGCCGCAGCATGCCGACACCTTCAGCGGCTGCTACAGCGCCAGCACAGGCGCAGCGCGGATCCAACCAGGGCTCATCTGCATCTGCCGCTGCCGTGCCGGGCAAGATGCTGCGCACGCTCATGCTGATCCGTGGCGACCAGACGAAGTCGGACCGAGACCAGCTGCGCGTGCTGCGCGAGATCGAGCGCAAGCCGATTGGCAGTAGCATCGCGGTGAGTGGAGGCGGGATGCTTTCAGGCCTGGGAAGCAAGATTCCCGGGCTTGGAAAGCTGTCGGGGGTGGGCAATGCGGCAAAGGGGGCAGCTGGTGCGCTGAAGTCTGGTGCAAAAGGGTTGCTGAAGCGAGTCCCTCTGCTCGGGTCGCTGCTTGGCGCGGCAGACATCGCTGACGCCGTGATGACGGAGGATGATCCGACGAAGACGAAAGAGCAGAACGCCACCGATCGCGCGAAACGCACCGGTGGGGCTGTTGGCGGGCTGGCCGGCGGAATGGCTGGCGCAGCAAGTGGCGCAGCGCTCGGCGCCATCGCTGGTCCGCCCGGGGCATTGATTGGCGGAATTGCTGGTGGGATTGCTGGGTCACTCGGCGGAGAAAAGATCGGGGAGAAGCTGGGCGCCTCTATCAACGATGGGCTGAAAAACTCTGGGGTCGGTGGAGCGCTTGACGCGACAGGAAAGAAGGTGGCAGATCTGGCTGGGAGGGCTGTCAATGCGCTTCCAGCTCCGGTCAAGCAGGCCGCCAGCTATGCGGCAGACAAGGCTGTTGCCGCCAAGGATTGGGTGTTGGGCCAAACCAGCAAGATTTTCGAGAGCGGGAAAGGCGGCGCAGGGACAGTCAGCACGGGGAAGGGCGACTTCGGCGGAGCGTCCTACGGCACATACCAGATGGCCAGCAAAATGGGAGTTGTTCAGGATTTTCTGAAAAAATCGGACTATGGGAATCAGTTTGCTGGCATGCAACCTGGAACCCCTGAATTCAACGCGAAATGGAAGGATGTCGCGAAGAATGATCCATCCTTCGGTAGCGCGCAGCATGACTACATCAAGTCGCAGAATTACGATCCCGCAGTGGCTGGCCTCAAGGCCTCTGGCATTGACCTGAGCCAACGCGGGCCTGCGGTGCAAGATGCCATCTGGTCGACAGGCGTGCATTTCGGGGCTGGCGCGAAAGGGAAGTCGCGGGGGGCGGTTGGACTGATATCAAGCGCCCTGTCCGGGCAAGATGCTGCAAAAATGAGCGATGCGGATATTGTTTCCGCAATTCAAAACTACAAGATCGCGAACAACGATCGGCTCTTCGCGAGTTCCGATGAACGAAACCGTGCGGGGACTGCGGCACGGGCAGTTGAAGAGAAAAAGCGCCTGGTGAGCTTGGCAAGCACAAATGGCGCCGCACCAGCCCCTGATTCGGCGGCAGGCGCTCCCATGCCATCGGTGCCGCGCGCGGCGACCACCACGCAGGCCGCCAACCCCCTGACCAATGGGCCGGCAAGCACTGGCGGCCAGACGCAAAAGCAGCAGGCTCGCTCCACAGCAGACAGGGCGCCTGGGAAGTCAGGACCAATCCCAGCCCCAGACATCAAGTCTGATGCCCCAACCGACTCCGGGGTAGCAAGCCCAGCACAGCGCAGAGATGACCGCGCCACACCTCCAGATGCAGGCCGGGCAACCTATTCGGCCAGCGGCGACCCACGCCAATCCCACGGAGACCCCACAACGCAACCCGTCGACCCCGGCAAGTCGATCTCAGCCAGCCTGCTTGCCGGCCCCGCCCAGGCCATTTCCTCTGCTGAGGCGCTGGTGCGGTCCATGCTGGCCCCGGTATCTGCGCGGCCTGCGGGGACCATGTCAGCACCAAGCACGGCGGCATCGGTTCCCATGCCGAGCGCCGGAAGCATCCCGGATGCGCCGGCTGTGACCATCCCGCAACCAACGCTCAACACCGACGCCAGTACCACCTCGGTGCGAATGACCAGCCGCCAGCCCATCACGCAGGATCTCGGGGACCGGTCGATTGCGCACATCGCAACCGGCGGGCTTGGCAAGACCTGACCGCTTGATCTGCCGATCATTGAGCCACCTCCGGGCAGCCTGGATGGACACCGGACGCCACCGGCATGCCGCACACCTCTTCGATGCGGGAAACGTAGGCGTCGCGCACGCACTGCGGCATGTCGCAGGCATTGCGCCGCCTCAGCCACTCGCGCTGCGTCTTCTTCAGCCAGCCGTCGGCGCCAGCATCTTCGCGCTGTGCCGCGCGCATGCGGCCGTATGTCTGATCCATCGCATCATCCAGCCGGCTCAAGCTGATGTCGGCGCAGATCATGCGCTCCACCCTGGCTGAAGCCTTGGTGCAATCGAACGATGCCGCCTGGGCATGCAGACCTGACAGCGCGGCAAGAACTGCTGCCACAAGTTGGTATTTTGACATTGGCGCTTCCTTATTTTCAATTTTACACACCAGAAGTGCGGCACACATCAAGATAGACGAAAGCACATCACAAGCACATAAAATGCACCATAATCAGATGACTGACGCACGGCAAAAGGCGTAAATTCATCGAAAGTTGACATGATCGTGCGTCTGAGGCTACATTCCGTCCGCCACTGAAAAAACAGTGGCCGGGGATGACAGCCCGGAACGATCAAGGCGCACAGGCCGCGCAAGCGGCTTTTCCATGTCCATGCGAAAACGACATGATGCGCAAGCATGGCTCCACCAGTTTCAATGGCGGGCCGTGTGGGAGGGCGAAAGCCCTGCCGGTCCCTTGGTCCCGGTCTGTCACCCGCACGGTCTGCCGCCCTATCGACAGAGGGGCGGCGGGTTCAAACCTGACCTTGGAGCCATCATGGCAAGCAACACCATCCCCAGCGCCGCAGCGCGCACCTTCAACTTCCCCGGCGATGGCAAGGCCGTTCGTGCCGTCACGCTCGAATCTGGCGAACCTGGATTCGTTGGCAAGGACGTGTGCGACCGCCTGGGCTACACGAACCCGAACAAGGCCATGGGCGACCATTGCCGTGGGGTCACGATCCGTTACCCCATCCTCGATTCGCTCGGCCGGACGCAAGAGGCCCGCATCCTGACCGAGCCCGACGTTCTGCGCCTCATCATCGCCAGCAAGTTGCCGGCCGCTCAGGAGTTCGAGCGGTGGGTGTTCGAGGACGTTCTCCCCGCGATCCGCAGGACTGGAGCCTATGCCGCCCCAGAAGCGCAGCCAGGCCTGTCCCGTGATGCAGTCGTCCTGCTGGAACTGGCCCTGACCAGCGCCCGCATGTCCGCCGACATCCTGCGCCTGGAGGGATCGGCCCGGCTCGGCATCACCCGCGAGGCCCACAAGCTGGCCGGCGCCGCGCACCTGTTGCCCATGCTGCCCGTCTACGCCGTCGACGCGCCGACCGGAGCGGAATCCACCATCGGCAGCCACCCCACCGCCAGCCTCACGGAACTGCTGACGCAGCACAGCACCGGCAAGAGCGCGCTCGCGGTCAACAAGCTGCTGGCCAGCGCCGGCCTGATCGAGCAGATGACGCGCCCGACCTCGCGCGGGGCCGAATCGAAGTTCTGGAGCGTCACGGGCCTGGGTGCGCGCTGGGGCAAGAACGTCACCAGCCCGAGCAGCCCGAAGGAGACGCAGCCACACTGGTACATCGACACGTTCCAATGCCTGCTGGATGAAATTGGTCTGACGGCCGCGACGGAGGTGGCGTGACAACGCCCACCACGAACAAGGGGGTAGTGGGTCGCACGCTGCGCGAATCAATCATTACAGGGGTCGCCCATGAAAAAATTCTTGGCGAAATCAATGCCGACATCGAAACATTCCGCATGCTGATTGACGCGATGAACGGGGCCGCATGAACACTGCAAAAGCATACGCGGGAACTTTGAACTACCATTGCTTGTTTGTGATTTTTGTCAAAGTGGCGGAGGCCAAGTAATGGGAAAAAGAGAAAATGCAATCGCCGTGATTGCTGTTTGCGATGTCATCCGAGAGATTGGGGTAGAGGCAAGGAAGGATGCGTTCAGCATCTCAATAATCAGATCCTTGTCTGCCCAGCTGGATGAGAAAATGTGGCGCATGATTGACGAACTTGATGGAGTTTCCTCCGCCGAGGAACTGCCTCCTGAAGAGGGTTGATCAGCAAGAATCAAGCAGCGGGGCGCCGGAAAAGCGCCCCGTTTTCGTTTCTGCGGCGGGGTCAGGATCACTGCATCCAACCACTCCCCCGCGGGGACACCATGACAATCGACGCCAAGCAGTGGCTCAAGGGCAAGTACACATCGACGCGCGCGCTGTCCGACAAGGTCATCAACAGCGACTGCATGCTGGTGATCGAAGGATTCGAGACGCTGAAGCTGCTGGTCAAGCAGATGCCGGTTCCGATCATCAGCACGGCCGGTGAAATCGAGATCCCCACGCCGAATGGCGCCAAGCTGTGGCAGCCGCAGCAGCTCAAGGTCCACCAGCAGGGAGCCGTGACGCTGATGGAGACGCGCATTGGCCACATGGACACCTTCTTCGACGACATCGCCAAGAAATCCGACCACACCCGCTTCAACGCGACGGTGTACGAGGGCACCGATGACCGATTCCGCCGCGCCTGGAAGATCATCGACGCCTTCATCCAGCTGGACAACCCGGACCGAGACTGGGACAACAACTCCCAGATCCTGACGTACTCCGGCACGATGTTCTTCCACTACTTCGGCGAAACCGTCGCCGGCAACATCGACAGCATCGACTGATCGAGGCCATGCTGATCAGCGAGATGGTTGGCCAGTACCGGTCCGTGCGCGAAAGCACGGGCCTGCTGCTCACGCCCGAAGAGCTGATGGAGTGCGCCATCAACGCGGCACGCTTCTACGCTGGCTACGGCCCCCTCCGGCTGCTGCCATCCACGGCCATCGAGCCTGAGGCGGCAACGGGCCTGACCATCGGAGAGCTTGCGCTGATCCGCCCCCTGTTCGTGCTCTATGCCGAGCGTGAACAGGCGTCGATGCTGGAGGCCTCCCGTGCCGCCAACCTCGACTTCTACGGCCGGTCGGTCAGTGAGATTTCCGCCGACATCCAAGCCGCTGAAGACGGCATGTCCGAGCGGTCTTTTGTGCACCGGATCATCACGATCTGATCCGGAGCCACTGCCGTGCAAGTCCTGATCCCGGGTCAATCCCAGCCGCTGCGCGGTGACGTGCTGGTTCGCGCTGTCCTGCGCTCGGACCTGACCCCCATCCCGCAGACGATCGAGATCGAGGTGCGGGATGTGGAGGAGACGGCGGGGATGTCCGAGGGAACCAAGATCAAGGTCGGGCGTGAGCTGCTGGAGTTCGAGCTGGTCAAGGAGGGCGGGCAGCGCGCTGACGGCTACAGCGAAGGGTCACGCTCCACCGGCACCCGAACCTTCACCGGCCTGCTGGCCAGCTGCGCACCCCTGTCAAGGCCCCTGCAGCGTGCCGTCGTCCGCTACGGCGCATCGCTGGGCGACATCTACCGGGCATGCGGCGCGCGGGCGCCGATCGAGGCAGACATCCAGGTGCCGGTGTTTGTCTGCCTGCGCGGCATGGTGCCTACTTTTGAGGTGGCCAAGGCGCTCTACGAAGGATCCGCGGCCATCACCTGCATTGATGACGGCAAGATCAGCTTCCGCCGGCTGGCCGATCTTGCTGCAGCCAAAACGGTGATGACAATGAAGGAGGACAGTGCCGAGCGATCGGTCAGTCCGTTCCTTGAGAAGCACCTGGTCCCATTCACGTTCACATCCGACCCCAATGGTGCCATCCTGGCTGGAAAAATCGAGTCGGGCCGAACGGTGGTGCACCGTCCGTTTGCCACGCAGGACGTCCTGAACAGCATGAGCAGCGCACTGATCACCAGGCGCAAGGTGGAGTCCGGCTTTGCCCCGGACATCGTGGCCGGCCTGTCCCTCAAGATCGGGGGGGCTCCATACATCGTGGTCACAGCCGCGCACGTTTTCACTGCCGGTGGACGTGGCGCAGATGGTGAGCAGTCGTCGACCTTCTGGGTCGCGCAGCTCCAGTCATGACGAACGCAGTCCACGCCTTCTGGCCAGCCGAGGTGGTCAGCTACGATGCTGCGAAGCGCCAGTGCCGCATCAAGATTCCGGGTATCACCGATGGATCGCCCGAACTGCCGATCGCGGAGATTGCGCAGTCACTGGGCGACATGAGCGAGAAGACCGAAATCGAGATCCTGCCCGGCGACCGGGTCTGGATCATGTTCGCGCAGGGCGATCCGCGTTTCCCTGTCATCACCTGGTACCGGTCCAAGAACATCGGCAACCGGATCGACTGGCGGCGCTGGCACCACAAGAACATGGAACTGCTGTTCGACGAGACCTGGCAGGCCCAGGGACCGAATGGCTACGTGCGCATGACGGGGGGTGGCAACAAGATCATCGCCAGCGCATCGCAGGAAGTCGAAGTGACGGCCGGCAGCAAGATCACTGCAACAGTGGGTGGGGCGAAAATCGAGGTCACTGGCAGCCAGATCCGCCTGTCAGTTGGAGGCTCTTCGCTGACGATCGACGGCGGCAGCATCACGGCAAAGGCCGGTACGATCAACCTGAACTGACCCAGCATGGCGGCAATCTGGCGTATCGAGGATTACGGCGGCCTGGCCGAGGCCATCGACGCTGATGTGTGGTTCCAGCAGCCAGCCACGGCGCAGCCTCTGCTGGAGAAGATCAGCATCTTTGGAGAGGCGGCTGACCCAACCCCAGGAGAGGTACGGGTGACCATCGTCAGCGTGACGCCGCCGATCCCTGCCGGTGTCACGCTGGGGCCGGTTCCCGCCGCAAGAGCGCCAATGGTTGAGTTGACGCTGGCAGTGCCGGACGCGCGCCTTCTGCTTGGGCAGAATCCCATGATTCTGGAACTGGGCGTGCAGGTGCTGGCCGGCGGGCAGGTGGTCGATGTGCAGGCATTCGAGGCCATCACGCCCCACCACACCGAAGTGATCGTCTACAGGCCAGACCCATCGCACCGGCCCAGGTACACAATCGTGGTCGATGTGGAGGACTGGGGCGGCAATGGCGGCGGCCTGCTGGGCGTTGAGCGCCGGTCCTACGTGTTCGGGCTGCGCAAGGACTACACCCCCAACCGCGACGCCTTGCTGGCCGCGGTCAACGCACGGAGATGAACGATGCCTGCAGCCTCTCGCGCTGGTGATGCCTGTTCCGGGCATGGCCCGTACCCTGGTCGGTCCTCCTACGGCGGCAGTGGGAACGTGCTGATCAACGGCATCCCGGCGCTCAGGACTGGCGACGGCTACGTGCCGCACTGCAGCCCGAAAAAATGCCATTCAGGCAGCGCTGCCATGGGCAGTGGCACCGTGTTCGTCAACGGGAAGCCGCTGATCCGGATTGGTGACCCAGTGAGCTGCGGCAGCGTGTCGGCGGCTGGGTCGCCGAACGTGTTTGCCGGAGGATAGACCTCAGCGCGCCATCTCGGTACGGTACAGCCCCTTGATGGCCAGGTCGCTCATCGGCTGGTACCTCTTGCGAGCGTACTCGACCGTGACGCCGAACTTCTGTGCCAGTTCGGCCGTGATCACTTCACGGATCGGCAATTCGGTCTCTTGCACGAAGCCTTTCATCTCGCAGGCCAGAACCTGGCGGACGATGCCATCGGCCCCGAGCACGACGGAATTCCCCAACTCATCAAGACCCCAAGCGAGACGATCGACCACATTGCGAATCTGCTTGGCCTTGCTGGACCGGATCATCGGGTGCTTGCTGCTGGCGGCGATTGCCTTGACGGACACGCCGTTCACGGCTGCCGTGGCGATGAATTCAGCGATCAGGTTGTTCTGTTTGGCGGTGGTCATGGTGCTCTCTTGGTGCTTCGATGTTTGAATCGTATATCAGTTCATGTAAGCGCACAAGCACCTGAATGATATTTTTAAAGCACACGGAAAACAGGCCGGACACAGTCCTTGCATGGCGCCGATCATCCACCCATGGCCATCTCGCTCAACTACGACAAGCCGTCTGACAAAGACCCCGCGCTCAAGGCGCTCGCCCGGAAGCTGGGGCAGGCCGGTGCGGTCGTGATCGCCCAGTCTGTCGACCAGGGCGCTCCACTCAAGCGCGCCGGCATCGCGTACCGCACGGCCAGCCTGAGCTTCGCTGACTCGCAGCAGGTGCAGATGCTGTTCAAGTCACCCGCCGGCGACGTGTTCGAGGTGCGCCTGAACGGCAAGCCCATCCCGATTACAGCGCAGACCGATGCCAGCGCCGCAGCGAAGGAGATCGCCGGCCGACTCGCCGCTGGCCGCGCCAAGTTCCAGGCCGCGCTGACCAAGGCCCCTGTGGCGGGGGTGTCCGCCATTCGTGTGAGCCGCACGAATCAACTCAAGCAACTCACCGAAGCGCGCGACACGCTGACAGCCGAATGCACTGCACTGGAGGCGGAGCTGGATGGCTTGAAGGGAACTGAATAGCATTTGTGCACACGTAGTGCTTTTGATGTGCTAAATTTGCATCCTTGTTGCAATAGAGGAGCATCATGCACGCCCAATCCATCCCGTCTGCCACCCCCATCATCGAGGTCGATGGAACGCAGATCGCGTTTCACAGGCACGCCGAGCATGGGTACATCATCCGGGTGATTGACCTGACCCGGGCCGTGTTTGCCCAGCGCAGCGACACCTACCGCCGCAAACTCACGGACTTCGGTGCGGTGCTCTTCCGCGGCGCCGGGATTCCGAAATCGCATCCAGCGGAGCCGGACCCGTGGTGCCTCTCGTTCGCTGATGCGAAGAAGGTGCTGCGCCACATCGCCGACACGCCAGGCATGCGCATTGACTGGTCCGGGCATGCGCAACTCGTGCTGGTGTCGATGCAGATGCTGATCCCCGAAATGGGGCACGGCATTGGCGCTGTACGTCCATCCAGTCCACGCATCCAAGTTGGCGCAGAACTTGTAGGGGAGTGCCTGGCCCTCGCGCGAAGAATTCATGCCGCGCCAGCGCCGATTCGATCGCTCGCGCTGGAGTTGATCGAGCTGCGCAGCCCTGCCGACGCGGCGCTGATCCGTGACCACCTCCGCCGCCACCAGTTCACGTTATCCGGGCTGCGAGAGCGCATTGTTTCCGTCTTCGGGCGCGGAGCGGGGGTAGTCTCTTGAGCCGGGTTAGGAGGGATGAACTGTGGAGCCCACACACCCACACCCCCACCAAGCCCGCCGGCAGCCAGTTTGAACGCGGCCACCCGCTGCGCGTCTCCTGCATCCGCTGCGGGGTCCACCGCCCGCGGGCGGAGATGGAGTCCGATGTGCGCATCAAGCATCAAAGGCGGTGCATCGACCGCGAAATGTGCGCATCTGCGCGGGAAGGATCAGCATGAGCATCGCCCGCTTCCCTTCTCAGATCGTGATCGAGGACTCGGACGACAACACCGAGCTGGCAATCGTCACGATGGACGACGGCGCGGCCGCCCTGGTCGAGATCAAGAGCTCCGTCAGCGCGGCATGCTGGCCCGAGCTGTCCGAGCAGATCCTCGGCGCACTGCGGGACATGCGGCTGGATGGGGACTCAGTATGACGCTACCGCTCAACAGCCACATGATCGGGTGGCGAGTCATCCTCAACGGCGACGCGCTCAAGATCGGATCGCCTGATGCCTGGCGCGACGGCCGGGTGGTGTGCGTCGATCCGGAGCTGATCGACCACCCATCGTTGCGCGGCTCGGTGCTGGTCGAGTTCCCGCCGCGCGGCAGGGAGCGTAAGCCCCGTGTCAAGTCAGTGCTTCCGGTCAGCGGATCGCTGTTGCTGGACAACGACCGCAACCGCCGGATCATCCTGCGCCTGCATGGCCGCGTGATCGGCGATCAGGCCGAGCAGATCCTGTGCGATCGGATCGAGTCTGAGCAGTTCATGGGGTCGGCATGACGGCCCGAACTGCCATGGAGAAGGCCTGCAGTGCGACTCGGAAAAGCACACTGGCACTGAATAAGCAGAGGGGAAACACTTCGGTGAAGTCGGCATGTGCCGGCGAAACATGCGTCGGCATCGCCGACAGACTCACCGGAGCCCCAGATGCCCCAGCATCAGTACCTCGGCCAGACGGCAGATGTCGCCGCCTACCTCGACAGCGTCAGCAATGCCACGCCCGGCGATGCCGGCACCTCGCTGCTCGACAGCGTCAAGAACCAGTCCGGCTTCGCGCTGCCGAAGCACCTGGCCAGTTCGATCGAACACCTCCCCGATGACCAGGCCTCCCGCGTGCTGGACTCGGTTCGCATCGGCTGTGCCGAGTTCAAGTCGCGCCACGGCGTCGATGTGTCGGCCGACGTGGTCGAAGCCGCCATCCAGCAGGGCTACGCCGCCACAAAGCCGCTGAAGAGCAACGGCAACAGCATCGTCCTGGACTCGGCGGCCAACTCGAACCACTCCGACAACGGCGCGCTGCAGGCCAACCGCACGATCACCGCCATCGTCTCGGCGATCAGCGAAGCGATTCCCTTCGCCGGCTACCTTCCGGTGGACATCAAGTCGAACAAGGCGCAGCTGGCCATCCTGAACCACGTCGCCGACAGCACCTGGGGTGACTACGCCAAGGGCTCGCTGATGGACGGCGTGAGCTGCGGCGGCAGCTACGCGATGTCGGTGCGCACGGTCATGCTCAAGGCCGCTGGCGGCACGCTGGCCACCTCGTCGAAGTTCACTGCCGAAAACCTCGTCAGCCTGCCCGGCTTCTGCGACCCGGCCAAGACCAGCGTGCCCGTGCTGAAGGGCCGCAGCATGCTCTACGCGAACGGCATCCCCGTTGCGTTCGAGCCGGCATCCTCGCCCGGCACGATGACCGGGCAGATCACGCTGGCTGGTGTCACCTACACGCTGGCCGCGCAGATCAACTCGACCACCGCCGTACTGTCGTCGGTCTCCTGCACCCCGGCGCCCACCGCCGACATGGTGATCACCGCCGAAGCTGTGGTCGACTACGAAGCCGCTCCTGGCCTGGCCCCGCGCGTCATCGTCGAAGTCAAGACCTACGAGATGCTCGCCACGGCGATGCGCATCATGACCGGCTCGACGATCGACTTTTCGACCCAGCTGGCCAATGAACTGGGCCTGGACTCGCGCAGCGAATCTCTGATGGCTGTGCGCACGCAGGTGGAGTCCGAGCGCCACTACAACGCGCTGCGCTACGTCGCGGCCCTGGGCCGCAACCTGTCGAAGGAATTCAACTTCGACGTTGCCACGCAGAAGGGCGCGAAGTCGCTGGACATGATGTGGCGCGACGCCGCCCCGATCTTCTCGGTGATCGACCAGGAGATGGCCGAGGCCACGATGGACCACGGCGTCACCCACTACTACGTGGGCAAGAACCTGGCCGCGCTGCTGCAGTCGGCTCCCGGCGACGTGTTCCAGACCAGCGGGATCTCCGGCCGCGCCGGCATCTACCGCGTCGGTCGCCTGTGGGGCAAGTACGAGATCTACTACTCCCCCAAGGTGGTCGAAGAGGCCGCTGACGGCTCGTGGTCCGAGATGATCGGTGTTGGCCGCTCGTCGCAGCCGGCCCGCTGCCCGATCATCCTGGGCGATGCCGTGGCCCCGACGTTCATGCCGATCGCCATGACCGGCGACTTCAGCCAGAACGACGGCCTGTACGCCCGAAACTTCACCAGCGTCAACCCGCACGTCCCGAGTGCGCTGGGGTGCGCTCGGCTGAAGCTGACTGGCCTCAAGTGAGCCCCGAGGGGAACAGCATGGCAACCCAAAACCGCCCCGCTGTGACCCTCTCTGCCGGACTGAAGCCGGCAGGGGTCACGCAGAAGGTGCCGGCAAAAGTCGAAGAGATCGATGCCCCGGTGATCAACGACATTGCCGAGCCGCCCGAGGTCCAACGCACTGAGGATGCCTCGGTGCAGGCATGGCCTGTCGTGATCGGCGTGCGCAACGACAGCCGGGCGGCAATCGTGTGCCCGGTCTGCGGTCTGCATTCTTCGCCGGGAACGCTGCGCACCATCACCTTGCACGACGCCGACCACGCGCGCGCATCCGTCCAGAACATCCGCGACCTCGCCGCGCTGCAGAACGTCAGCGCAGAGATCATCATCACCGGCCTGCCCAGCGGCCTGTGAACTGAAAAGGAACATCCATGAGCTACCGCCCGTTTCTGCGCGCCCTTGGCTACCAGCCTGGCGTCCAGCTGAACCCGCTGATCGACAACACCGACGGCGCACCGATCAGCACCACTGACCAGATCATCGGTGTGGTTGCCCGCCTGCCGCGTGGCCGCATCGATCGCCCGTTTCGTGTCAACCGCGGCAACTTCGCGACCACCACCGGCCAGAAGCCGACCCCGTTGCGCGCGAGTGCACTGAACGAGGGGCGCCTGCAGATTTACGAAGCGCTGCAAGCCGGCGCCTTCGAGTTCGTCGTACAGCGCCTGACCAGCGCCGGCACGGTCAACCGCTTTGCCGTTCTGCGCCTGGCCAGTGGTGCAGCGATGTCCGCCACGGTTTCCGGGGGCATTGTCACGGGCATCAACATCACTGCCGGCGGCAGCTACTATGTCACCGGCCAGACACTGGCATTCACTGGTGTGGGATCCGGCGCCAAGGGCACGGTCATCGCAACGAATGGCGCCATCACCGGCGTGACCATCATCAACGGTGGATCAGGCTACACCACGGCCCCCGCCGTCACGGTGGCCGAGAATGCATCGTGGTTCGCAGAAGAAGTGTTGCCGACCTCGAACTACGTGTTGGCGATCGAGGACAAGAACTGCTGGAACGATGGCGTGATGCTGTCGCTGAATGCGCTGTCGACCGACACGGCCACGCTGATGGCGTCCACGGACATCGTGCTGCGCATCGCTGACCCGGCCACGGGCGAGATCGTTCGCGAGTTCACCGGATCCCTGGATGGAGCGGCGCTGGATGACTTCTCTGGCTCGAAGTATCTGCCGGACGTTGTCGCGATGCAGGACGACAGCTATGTGATCAGCGTGGCCCCGGGTGCAGTGGTCCCGACCACGGCGAGTTGCTACGGCAACGACGTGAATGGCCGCGCGAAGTGGGGTGCATCGATCGGCCCCCTGGTGCTGTTCACGGAGGGCGCCACGAGCTACGCCGAGACCGACTACAGCCGCTGCATCAATGCGCTGGTGAACGGTGATCTTCCGTTCGGCTACATGATCAGCGGCGGCACCCAGTCGGTGAGCATGCTGACAAAACTGGCGCAAGCTGCGATCGAAGCGGACATCCAGTTCGTCTACGACGTGGCCGGCTCACTGGGCAAGGACGCCGCCATCGCATTCCATCGCGCGCTCGGCTTCGACTCGCACCTGGTGCAGGCCTACTGGGCACCGATCGAGGCGATCGACCCACTGAACGGTGGTCGTGCGATCTGGGGCTCGGCAGGCCTGCAAGCCGGCCTGCGTGCCAAGCGCAACGCACAGCGCAACGCCAAGGGATTCGCGCCGAAGCAGTACCCGATTGCCGGCAAGGACTACCCCGTCCAGCGCGCTGGCATGCGCAAGATGGTGACGCTGACCGATGGCGATGAGAGCGATGCATCGAAGTTCCATCTCAACCCGGTCACGAACAAGAACTACGGTTCTGGCGACATCTATGTGTTCGCAGACCAGCTGACCACAGCCAAGACCGACGTGTCCAAGCGCAAGTTGATCACGGTGACGGAGCGGTCGGTCGAGATCGAGTGGCAGGTATCAGCCTACTGCCAGCAGCTGATCCACCTTCCGCTGCAGGAGGCCGTGCGCAAGGTCAATGCCTTCTTCGACCGCCTCAACGCGGATGCGATGGCCTCGGACTGGATGCGCCCGGCCGTGCAGCTGCAGGGCCGCTCGATGACCTGGGAGGTTCTGGCGGACGAAAGCCGCCCGGACCGCATCACAGTGCGGTACTGGGCATCGTTCGACGGCAACGTGCGCCAGTTCTTTGTCACCCCGTACCTGAGCAAGTGACCCCAGCCAGGTAATCGACAGGGGCGGGCTGGTCCCGCCCCATGAGAGGACAACATGAAGCGAACTTTCACGCAACACCCGGCGGCGGCCTATGCCGCGGCGATGTTCGCGCCCGTGGTCACCCCGGAGGCGAAGCCGGAACCGGTGCTGGAGAAGCGCACGCGCGAGGAACTGATCCTGGACGCTGCGGCCACATTCCAGTCCGGATCCGACCGCGCCGAGGTGGCTGGCATCGTGCACGAGTGGGCCGAAACCAGCCCCGAGGATCTGGACGAAGGCGAGGGCATGGCGGACCGGCTGTACGCGATGCTGGTCGGCGCCGTGGCCGATTCCGAAGATGGTGACCTGACCGAAGACGAGGCCGCACTGGCGCAGACCTACATGGAGCTGGCTGTCAGCTACCTCGTGTCGGCCGGCATCGGCGAGGACGATGCTGTCTCAGCCATTGATGGCGACAACGATGCGGCACAGCGGGTGTCCGATTTCGTCATCAGCGAAGAGCTGACCGAAGACGACATCGACGGGTTCGCATTCGGCGCTGATGAACAGGAGCCCCTGTTTGACAGCGCGGTCATCCTGGACGCGGCGTACAAGATGCGCAACGTCGTGCGCGGCGGCAAGCGCATGCGTGTCAACAAGCGCGTGAGCGGCAGCGTTCGCCTGTCGGGTGCACAGCGGGTCGCGCTGAAAAAAGCCCGCATGCGCTCGTTCAGCGCCGGCGCGAAGATGAAGCGCCTGAAGTCGATGCACATGCGCTCCAAGCTCGGCATGAAGTCGGGCGTCTGAAGCTGATCGCATGCCGCTGCTGAAGTCGGAATGGGGGAGCCTGTCCCCCCACCTCATGGCCGTCTGGTTTCCTGTCCGGATGACACAGGACGGAAACAGCCGGTCATTCCAGGCCTTTGATGACACACAAGTCATGGCGCCGATCACCGATGCGACGGCGGAACAGACACAGAACTGGACCAGTCCATTCGAGAACCAGACGGCAGACAGCGGCATGTCAACGTTTTCGGCAATGCTGCAAGTTGGCGGTTTCGGTGCGATCATGAACGCGCTGCAGAAGCACGTTCCGAACGGATCCGCCGCAGACAGCGCGCTCAGTGCCGCACAGGAACAAGCCAACAGCCTGACCGGATCGACCTCGATCACCAAGCTCAACAGCACCCAGATCTACAACGGCAGCCCACCGCTGAAGATCACCATGACGGCGCACTTCCGAGCGCTGCGTGACCCGATCAAGGAGGTCAAGAAGCCTGTGAACCAGCTGATGGAGTGGAGCATGGCCGAACATCTGGCGCAGGATGGGTTTCTGACCAACCTGGTCGAGTCTGGAAGCGCCGTCAGGTCGGTCTACCCCAGTCGGGCGCCCAGCATCATTGGTATGATCTTCCGCAGCTGCTTCTACATGCCGATGGTGATCGAGTCCATCTCCAAGCCGCTGACGCACCCGATCACCACCGACGGCCAGACCATCGTCACCTCGGTGCAGATGACGCTGGCCAGCCTGACAGCGCTCGACCGGACCGACTGGAAAAACGCGGTCGGCGGCTGATTTGGCCCGGCGCAACCTTCGGGCTGCGCGGCTATCCCGACGGGGAGAACACCGGCAGCCTACCGGCCCGCCGCGCACCTCTTCTCAGGCGATGCAGCAAGGTGCGCATGACAGCAACACCCCCTCCGGCCAGCACTGGACAGAACGCCAGTGCCACCTACACCCTGTATCACGGCGACTGCCTGGACGTGCTGCGCGGCATGCCGGACAACAGCGTGGACTCGATCGTCTGCGACCCGCCCTACGGCCTCAGTGACCACAAGCCAGCCGAGGTGCTGGAATGCCTGAAGGCGTGGATTGCCGGCGAGCCGTACATCCCGAAGGGGAAAGGCTTCATGGGCAAGAAGTGGGACGCATGGGTGCCCGGCCCCGAGATCTGGCGCGAGTGCCTGCGCGTGGTGAAACCCGGCGGCCATCTGCTGGCCTTTGCCGGCACCCGCAGCATGGACCTGATGAGCATGGCCGTCCGGCTGGCCGGGTTCGAGCTGCGCGACAGCATCGGCTATGCCCACGACGGCGGCGGCGCCCCGCTGCTGGCCTGGACGTTCGGGAGTGGGTTCCCGAAAAGCATGAACGTGTCCAAGGCGATCGACAAGGCGGCAGGCGTGGAGCGGGAAGTTGTCGGCGAGATGCCAGACCGGTGGACCGGCTGCGGCAACGTGCTGAACTTCTCGACCGATCGCGCCCAGGACACTGTGCCTGTGCTCGGTGGTCCGGCCACCGAAGCCGCAAAGCAGTGGCAAGGCTGGGGCACCGCCCTGAAGCCAGCATGGGAGCCGATCATCCTGGCGCGCAAGCCACTGGCCGGAACCGTGGCGGCCAACGTGCTGGCGCATGGCACGGGTGGGCTGAACATCGACGGGTGCCGGGTGGGCGAAGAGCCAATCACGCAGCACGGCCGCAATGCCAGCGAGAACCGAGCGATGGAGAACCCAAATCGAGCTGAGCCGGCCGGGCGGGCGTGGTCCGGCCGCTGGCCCGCCAACCTCCTGCACGACGGAAGCCCCGAGGTCGTAGCGCTGTTTCCGCAGACCGGCAAGAGTACGGGCAGCGGTCAGAAGAACGGGGACAAGTTCGGCGGTGGGTATGCGCCATCCGGCGACGATGCCATCGGCTACGGCGACACCGGCAGCGCAGCCCGGTTCTTCTACTGCGCGAAGGCCGGCCGAAAGGACCGGGATGGAGGGCTTGATCGGTTCGAGGTGAAGCGAGGATGCGCAGAGCAATTTGACAGTCGCTGGAAGGAAGGGACTGGCGATCTGCGCCAGCCTGAGCGAGCCAACACGCACCCCACCGTCAAGCCCACAGACCTCATGCGCTACTTGTGCCGCCTCGTGACGCCACCTGGCGGCGTGGTGGCAGCGGCTCCACCGGCAAGGCTGCCGTCCTGGAGGGCTTCCGCTTCATCGGCGCCGAACGCGAAGCCGAGTACATCGCCATCGCAGAAGCTCGCATCAAGGCGGCCATGGCCAGCATGACGCCAGCCGCCCCCGCGGCACCCGAAACCATGCCCCTGTTCGACCAATCCCCCGAAGGCGCCACCGCATGATCACATTCCCCCTCAAGCGCACCCGCCGCATCGCGGTCGAGATGCGCGAGCTGACGCTGGACGAAGCCGCCAGCGTCTGCCGCATCCCCCATGACCGCCCTGAGCAGGCCACCTCGGTGCTACTGCGCGCTGCATGCGCAAAGGCGACCCGCCCCACAGACCGCTATGTGTCAGACCCGCGCCTCTGGACCATCGAAGAGCGCGCCATGCTGACCACGCACTACCTCGGCACCATGTCGCCAGGCGGGTACGATTTCAGCTTAGGGAGCGCGCACTTGTCTGACTACCTGTTGCCCGATCAAGATTTGATCGAAACAGAGATCGTGGCCGGCGACGCCGCGGGTGAATCATGGACCATGGTCCCGCTGCTGGGCATCCATGCCGAGCTGCTGGAGCAGGTCTGCACCAGCATGGCCGACTGGATCGTCGGCATGCTGGCGTGCCAAATGCGCCGGCGCGACGCCCATCAGCCTGACATCCAGGACATGGGCGATGTCGAGTCCGAATCGTGGCTGCGCGAGCAGATGGCGCAGATCCGCTCGCGGCCAGAATCCGAAGTGGAAGAACTGTTCGCCCTCTACTCCAGCCAGCGGCATCGGCTGAGGCACTATTTCATCCCAGGCATTGGCCTGCACCCCGGCAAGCCCAAGCGCCTCGGCCTGGTCTTCCTTCCGACCGAGCATGCGGAGGCCGGGGTGGACTACCCCGTCACGTTTCTCGCCGTATCCGCAGTCTCGGAGACCACGCGCCGAGTATTTGCGCTCGATCACGGCGACGATTGCTAGTCTGGCCCTCCATGCACACACCTCGCTCCCCCAGGCGATGGCGACGACGGAAACTGCAGCTCGCGAGTTCTTCGAGTCCGCCCCTTTCGAGGACCACAAAAAGCGCGTCGAGTGGCAGCAAAAGGTCGTGACAGCGCACATGAGCCGGCTTGACGGATTACGGCAGGCACTGGGTGGGCTTGGCAAGCTGCTTGCTGCGATGCAAAAGGCCATGAGCCGCAGATAAGAAGTGCTTTTACTGTGCTTGTGTTATACTTTCTATCTCCCTCGGCCTGAACTGACTTTCAGGCATTCGGCCAGCAGTAACGTGCTGGCCTTTTTTTTGGAAAAGTGCCAACGGTACGCGGCAGGCTGGCACATCCAATGCGCCCAGCCACAACAACTGCCACGCCATGCCTCAACCCGACATCATCGCCACGGCCGCACAGTCTGCGAGCGCCGTCGTGGTGGGCGCGGCCGCCTCAATGGTCAGCGCGCAGATTTCCGGCGGCCCCGTTCAGATCGAGTCCATCGAGATCTGGGTGGGAGTCATTGCTGCGTTTGCCAGTGCGATGCACCGACCGCGCAACCTGCCGTCGTACACCGCCGCTTACGTGGTCGGCACGCTTGCGCACATCGGCCTGGCGCTGCTGTCAGGGCTTGCGGCCAGCCGCCTGCTGCCGCCGTGGTTCGCTCCGCTGCAGCAGTCCCCGTCATGGGCCATCGTCGCAGTGGTCACAGGCATGTCGCACAACTGGATGCCGGCGATCGGGCCGGCACTGGATGCGCTGACGACACGGATTGCAGGCGGCGGGAACATCTCAACAGGAGAGCCGGATGCTTGATCCTACCGATGCACAGATCGCCGTTTCTGCGATGAGCTTGGTGTCTGGCGCTGGCCTGATCAGCGTCGGGTTTTTCGTCGCAGACAGGGCTTGGCGCCTCGAACTGACGATGCGGGCCGCGGTTTCTGCCGTGATCGCTGCGTCTGGTGCTTACGGTGTTGCGCAAGGGGTGACGCTTCAAGCGGGCCTCTCGGAAACGATGGTCCTGACGGCCGGCTCGTTTGTCGCTGTGGTCCTGTTTGCCACACGGTATGGGCGGAACCAGGGCGGAATTGGCGGAAGGGGCGGGTGGGGGATGACCGCTGCGTCAGAACTCGCCGCACCACAAAACAATCCTCGCTCACAACACTCTGTCGAGCAGGCGAACGCAGAAAAGGATGCAGTGTGAAGAAAACCATCTTGGTGTTCGTGCTGGCCGTGTCACTGGCTGGTTGCATGAACATCGTCATCAAAGACATCGGCACCGAAGCCCTGAAGAAATGCGGGGCGCTTTCTCGGTTCCGGACCGACGGCGGAGGCATCTCCAGTTCGTCCTCGTTCGAGTTCAACTGCACCCGCCATGCTGACCGCTGAACTTCTGGCCGGGCTTGGCGTGTCGGCCAAGGCCTCTGCATCGTGGGCACCGCATCTGGCCGCTGCATGCGCGGAGTTCCAGGTCAACACGCCACGCCGCGTTGCCGCACTGCTGGCGCAGCTGCTGCACGAATCGGCACGGCTGCGTGTCCTGTACGAAATCTGGGGGCCGATCGACGCACAGCTCCAGTACGAGCCACCCCACAAGCGCGCTGCAGGGCTGGGCAATGACCGGCCTGGGGATGGGTTCAAGTTTCGTGGCCATGGCCCCATCCAGACCACCGGGCGGCGCAACCACCGGCGCGTCACGGAAGCGCTGCGGGCACGCGGAATCAAGGATTGCCCCGACTTCGAGATCAGCCCCGAGATGCTGACCCTGCCCCGCTGGGGAAGCTTCGCGGCCGGCCTCTACTGGTCCGACAACAAGATCAACCCCTGGGCGGACAAGGGCGACATCGACAACGTGTCGAGCATCGTCAACTGCGGCCGGCCAGGGGCCAAGGCGAATCATGCCGCCGAGCGGCGCAACCTGTACCAAAGCGCGCTGGCCGCGCTGGGAGAGTGATCATGGGATTCTTCAGCAAGGCGCAGCCCGCCACGTCCGGCGAAGGCCTTCAGGTCGGCGTGATGTACCCGTCTGGCGACATGACGGTTCTTTTCGAGCGCGAGGGCGTGCCGCGTGTGTGGCCGCGTGTGCTGGTCATGGCGATCGCCGAGCAGGTCAATCGGCACCAGGATCTGTACTACCCAGCGGTTGCGGAAGACCTCGTCGACAAGCCATCTTGACCAGAATTCCAGTCCGGCGCCTGAACCGCTCGGCCAGGCCCGCGAAACTGGTGCCGGCAATCCGAATCGAACGGATGACCTACGGTTTACAAGACCGTTGCTCTACCAACTGAGCTATGCCGGCGTGGCGGGTGGTGAAGGAATCGAACCATCGGCCATCTCTGACCGCCACGGCTTTCAAGGCCGCTTTGTGCCCTGCACGGCACCACCCATTGATCCGGGGCCATTCCACCCGGGAGGTTGTCCGCACCTTCTGCAGCACGGGGCGATGTCCGGCCCTTCCGGTGATGGCGGCCGGGGGCACCCAACCCTGCGCTTGTGGCGCTTGACCATCAGATCAGTGCATGCGCATGCACTGATCTGATGGTCCTGGGCTTCCGCCAGGTACCGATGGCATCTCACGCCATCGTCTGATCGCTCGCCGGACCGCGCGAACTGCGGGTGCAGAGGATGCCGGCGTCATCCGGATTCCGCAGACGCGACCGGGCGCGTGATCACCCCGAGCATTTACCCCTGCTCGGTCCGCTGCGGCGGATTTCCGGGGGTCGCCACCCACGTCGACGCAACGGGCAAAATCCAGCGGACAGATGCCCGTTGCGTCGGCGTAGGTTTTGGCGTAAGTTCGACAGAGAGTGGGCGCACTTTCCCCCTGCTGACAAACAAGCGGATGCATACATATACAATTAAGCATCAGTAATGCACCAAATGTGCTGTTCGATGCTTTTTTGCCTGCTGTGCGGAGATTGTAGCAGCGAACGTGCGGCAAGCCATCGTGTGCACTGATGTGCTTTACCTGCTCAACATGTGCTACGCCAGTTCAGGACCATGTTCGCGGCGTAGCTTTCTTGTGACCTACGCCAGTCAACCTACGCCATGAAATTCACCCCAGCAGCAGCGAAAAACCTTGCCCCTGGCACGCACTTGATCATCGACGGATGCGATGGATTGCGCCTCACCGCAACACAGACGAGCAAGTCATGGACCTACCGCTACAAGTCACCGGTGGACGGGAGGATGAAGCAGGTGAAGCTGGGCAGCTACCCAGAAATGCCACTTTCGCGGGCGCTGGTCGCCTGGGAGGAGGTCAGGGCGGCTCGACTTGCTGGCTCAGACCCATCTGCCGATAGGCGGATGGATCGAGCGAAGGCGCAGCAAGAAAAGGCTGATGCCGAGGTTGAGAAGAGCCGGCTGACAGTGATTGGCCTGGCCCGCTGGTACGCAAGCGAAGTGATGGTGCACAAGCACAAGAACCAGAAAACGTCGGTGATCTTTCGCGGCCAGATAGACAACTTGCTTGCGCCAAGCCAGTTGGCCGATCTGTACCCAGAAGATCTGACACGTGTTCAGGTATTCCGGCTGATCGAAGGCATCTCCGACCGGCCTGTCAGGGCAAAGCGGTTCAAGTCTTCCATGGCGCAGGCATGGGACCGGGCGCTTGACAGTGGAATCATCCCTGCCGGATCGCAAAACTGGTGGAGACTGGTCCATCGGAACAACCTGCAATCCCGCGGAAAGCTGGTGGCTGGTCGGCACATCGGGCAGCAAAAGCGCGTGCTGACGGAAGAGGAGGTCGGCCTGACGCTGGCCGACTTGCATGACCGAGCGATCTGCCCGGAGCTGGTCGCCGATGTCCTGACGCTCTACCTTTGGACAGGGTGCCGCGGCGCAGAACTGGTTCAGATGCGAGGAGATGCCATGTCAATGGGTGACGATGGCGCCATGTGGTGGAAACTTGGAAAGGAGCTTACGAAGGTTGGATCTAACCCGCTGGCCTTCGACTTGAATGTGCCCATCATCGGCCGTGCTCGCGGCATCGTGGAGCGCAGGATGGCGCTGTTCGGCAGCGGGTACCTGTTCCCGGTCCGCGGCCGGCATCGAGACCACATTGAGCAGTTGACGATCGCCAGCATGCTGGTCAGATACCAGCCGCACTCACGCAGCCATCCGGCACTTGCTCGCGGCAGGTTCACGGTCGAAAATTGGAGTTCGCACGACCTTCGTCGCACCGTTCGGACGCACCTTGCCGCAATGGGTTGCCCCGACAAGGTCGCCGAAAACATGCTGGGCCACATCGACTCGTCGATCGAAGGCGTCTACAACCGGCACGGCTACACCGAACAGAAAGTCGAATGGCTGACGAAGATTTCGGAGCGCTGGGAGGCCGCGCTGGATGGCGTTCGCACCAAGCACGGCCCCTTTGCGAAGTGGGCCGTTTCCACGGCCTAGGCGGTGGCCTGTTCCTGCGCCATGGCATCAATGCGCTGGCCATACTCATCCACCAGACGGTCGAACCGGAGCAAGTCAAGTTCCATGCGGTTGATTTCGTCGTCATCCCGGTTGATCCGGATGACAGTCATGTCAAGGCCGCACACCGCCAGCGCAGGGCAGTACAGCACGAAGTCCCACCACTTCCTGCCGGTGACCCACATGCCGCCCAGGCACTGCCGGCGCACAGCGGCGGAGTTGCGATCGAGTAGCACCTTGCGCAGCTTCGCCGCATCCACCCAGCACTTGACTTCAACCCCGCCATCCCGAGCTACCAGCCCGTCTGCACTGGCACCGAAGCGCCGGTCGTCGGTCAGCACCAGGCCAACGCGGCGCACCAAGTTGCCGGTGCGGTCCTCGTAGGCCTCGATTGCTTCCTGTTCCAGTTCATGCCCACGGCGGGTCCAGTACGTCTCCACGCCATCGTCCAGCGGCTGCTTGCTTCGGCGCTCGATCGACAGCCGGAAAGCGTAGTCGCGCGCCCCATCGGTCCAGTCGCCAGTCGGCAGACCAGCGATGGCATCCTGCACGGCCTGAGCACGCGGCATCGCCTTGAAACCAGCCGCCTCTGCTGCCAATTGAGGTGCCATGCCCGAACGGACCAGTGCGACGTAGGCGGCCTGCCGCTCATCCAGCCCACCAGTACGGGCCAGCGCTGTCTCATACATGCTGGCCGTGCACACGCCGGCACGGCCAGCAAGCCACTCAGGCGACCCCTGAGGTGCAAGCAGTTCGATCATGGCTGGTCCCCTCCACTTACCTGCTCCCGGCTGCCGTTGTCCGGCCGCCCCTGGGCGTGGTCACCATCTGTCTTGGCTTGATCACCCGCCGCCACTGGCGCTGCTGCGATGGCGCCGGCGGCATCGACCTGTTCGGCGATGGCCCAGACTTCCTGCCGCAGCCCCATCTTCGAGAACTCGCGCTCCTCGCGCGACATCGACTTGAAGAAGGCGCCGGCCGCCTCTGTCCCGCCAATGCGCGCAGCATCGCGCCACTGCTCCTGGCGCGGATCACTCATGTCGACAGCAACGCTCGGCGCCTTTGCCAGGCGCAGGCCCTCGACGGTCTCCTTACCGAACCGCACGTTCGGATCGACTTTGATCATGACCCGCGTTCCCGCCCAGTCCTCCAGGTACTTCGATCCGGTCAGGTCAGCCAGGAACTTGCAGTTCGTGGCGTTGAGGATCATGGGCTTCATCGGCTCGCCAGGCCGGATGAAGCGCTCGGCGAAGTGTGCCGTGTTGAACTGGTCCTTGGACTGCTTCGACATGTCCGCTTCAAGCCGGACCAACTTGATCGTCACCACGATCGGGTCAACAACATCGGCGCTGCCGAGGTACGGGCTCTTGAATGCCTTGCGGTAGTGGGTCTTGCCCGGGTCGCTGACCGGAGCGGCTTGGGATTGGCCGGGGTGGCTCATGCTGCCGCTCCTTCAGTGATCGCGGCAGCGATGGCGGCAACTGCTGCGGAGATTTCCGGGAACTCATCCCATTCCGCGATGCTTCCGTTCAGGTGGTACCCGGCCACGCCGGCTGATTCGCTGACGATCGCCATGAGTCCGCGCAGCGCATCCAGCAGCAGCGGCGCGGCGGCGCGCACCTTCTCCAGTGCGGCGTCGGCTGCAGCCTGCTCGGCGGCGAGGCGGTTGGACTTGATCCGCGCCAGTCGCGCGGCCTCCGCGTCGGCTGCGTGAGCCATGGCCATCCGATCACGCTCCGCCTGTGCTGCGACTTCTGCGGCCTTGCGCGCCTCCTCTTCCTGAGCCCGGCGAGCCGCATCGGCGGCGGCACGGGCTGCAGCCTGTTCGCGAGCAAATTCGGCGCGCTCGGCGGCCAGCTTGTCGCGCTCGGCCTGCATCAGCCGTTCGGCTTCGGCCGCTGCGGCAGCCTGAGCAGAAGCGGCGGCGCGACGCTCTTCGGCCGCACGCTCACGCTCTGCCGCAGCGGAACGTTCCTGCTCGGCGCGCTGGCGGGCCAGCTCCAGTCGGTCGGCTTCTGCCTGTCGCTCCGCAGCTTCCTTGCGCTGTGCCTCCGCCAGCAGTTCTCCCAGCTTCTCAACCACTTCAGCGTGGCGGCGCTCGGCCTGCATCTGATATTCCTCGAATCCAGCCGGAACCTTCGCGACCAGTTCTGCGCGCAGTTCCTCGATGCGTGCCGATGACCTTCCAATGGCCGACAGTGCGGTGGCAGCGATCTCGCCAATTCCAGACTGATGCCTTGCAATGCGTTCGATCTCTTCCTGGCGCTTGCGCTCTTTCTCGGCTTCGCGGCGCTGCTCTTCGGCAATGATCTGCCCATCGATGGGCTCTTCCAGTTCCAGCAGCCTGCCAGTGATGGCCTTGGCCCGCCGGTCAATCTCGCGGCCGAGTTCAAGCAGAGGAGACTTTGCCGCTTTGCGTGCTGTCTCGACTGCATAGCGCGGGCGACGGATCGCAATCCGGGCCTGTTTCGCCTCAGTCATGCCTTTCTCTGTGTCGACAGCGAAGGCAACGCTGGTGTACTGCTGCGCCAGTTCGGCGATGCCTGACTCGACCGCGTCAAACGCGACGATGGTCTCCTGTATAACCGCCATGGCGGTTCCCGCGATTTGCTGTTCCTCGGCCATTTTTTCTCCTCAGCTTGCAAGACCGCCGCCAATGCCGACAAGCAGCAGCAGCAGCACGATGTAGATACCGAACCTGCGGGCCTCTTTGCGCTCGTCAACCACTTCGTTGAGAGGTGACCACCCGCTCTCTCTGAGCACGGTTTTGCTGTCCATCACATTGCACCCGTCAGTGCGCGCTCTTGTCGTAGTTCGCGCGCTGCGTCAATCGCTTCGATTTCGCTTTCGTAGGCGTGGTCAGCAGCAGCGCGCTGGCCGCATCTATAGAGGTACGCGATACGGTCGGACAGCTCGGGGTAGTTCTCGCCCTCGCCCTCAAGCATGTCCTCGCCGGATTCGGCGGACCGCAGCCCGATCACAGCCACGTCATCGGCTTCTACGTTGAGCGTTCTCTTGCTCAACAGCTCGTACTCCACCAGGGCCATCGTGTTGATTCGCTGGCCCATGTACTCCCCCTGAAGGAGCGCTTTGACTTGATCCACCTTGATCTCCTGTAGCCATCGAAGAGCACAAAGTATTCTTGTGTGCTTTTCTTGCGCAAGAAAACCCCCGCTATCGCGGGGAGCCCGTGCATTCACTGCACTGGCGTTCAGTGTATCTACTAAAGCACTTCTAAAGCAACTTTTTATTGTTGCGGGTCCGTGCCCCGGTCAATGCGCTGCGCTTGTCGCTTCCAGGCAGCGCTCCAGTTCCTCTCGCAGCAGTTCGGCCACCAGCGACGCTTCGGGTCGCTCAACGACCTGGCGCACCAGCTCTGCCACCACATGCCTGCGCATGGCCGGCACCGCAGCGCTCAGGCTGGCCAGCTGCTGCAGCATGACCGATGCATCTGGCGTCTGGGGGGAGATCAGCAGCGGCACATCCGGAAATGATCCGTCCGGCAGTCGGTCCAGTGCGCGCTCCTCCAGACCAAGATCCTGTTCCAGTTTCCGTGCTGCGATGTAGCCGATCCGTTTCGGAGTGGCCCGTGCCGCGACGTACCGGTTCAGTCCGGATTGATTGAGGCCGTGCTTTTTCGCGAATGCGGCCACGTTCCCTTCCGCTTCGCTATGGATCATCTTCACTAGGTTTTCTCTGCGGATCCGGTGAAATACTTCGTTCTCTGCCATTGCTACACCTCGTGCGAGCTGATTGCGTGAATTTCTGACACCTGAAGACTCTGCACAGTCTATCAAGTGCTTTGATTGTGCATCCATTGTGCTCTACACGCAGTTACAGCACGCGGCATGCAGCGTGCGCTCTTGCCGCCCGATCCCCAAATGCATCGTTTTTCAACAAAAGAAAACAAAGACAAAATAGTGCTATAGTGCTTTCGTCACATCAGGAAAGCAGCATGCAGAACACCATCCAACTTCGGCGCAGCGTCGCCAAGATCCTTGGCCTCAAGGAGGCCTACGCCTTGACCATCATTGAGACCATGATGGCCACTTGTGACAACGCTGTGAAGGATGCGCATGGCCGCAAATGGATCGCCATCTCAACCGCCAGCTTGCGAACTGACATGGCGCCGCTGAAGCACATTACAGCCTACCGGACCGTCGGCAGCCTGATTGCAGCGGGAGTCATTGACTCCTGCCGCGGCGCATCGCTTGGCCTGCGCCAGGGCCAAGGCCATCTCGTGCTGCACTACAGCATCGCGAAAGACCGGCTGCAGGAACTGGAGGACGCCTATGCAACAGGAAGCTGAATTTTTGTGTTCGGAAAAAGCACAGAAGCACAAATATGCCTAATCGCATGAGTCGCCAGCACGACCGCTACGGCGCATTCCGACTTCCCGCCGATCTGGCGGCCGACCGCGCGCCGCATCAGCGGCGGTGCGCCGGTGTGTGCGCAACACGAGGAGCCAAGGCATGAACGCTGCCCGCAACCGGTTCAGCGTCGTCGTCGACGCATCAGCACCGGTCCCGCCGTACCCGGCCGACACCCGCGCCAAGGGATGGCGGTTCGATCTCGATTACGAGCGCATCGAGCAGTCCGACACCTGGGTGCTGGCGCCCGCCGACATGCGCCCGTGGCTGCTGATGCTGTGGCTCACTGCGTGGAAGCAGACGCCGTGCGGTTCGCTGCCCACCCAGGACGAGCTGATCGCCGCGCGTATCGGCATGGACCTGCGCACGTTCCGAGGGAATCGGGACCTGCTGATGCGTGGATGGGAGATCCACAACGACGGTCGCTACTACCACCACGTCATCACAGAACAGGTGCTGTCGCTGATCGCTGGCCGAGAAAAGGAAAACGCATGGAAGCGCGGCCAGCGCAAGAAAAATCAACCACTTACGGAGCAATGTCCACCCGGACATGATGAGGACTCAACCCGGAATCAGTGTGGAGTCCACGCACCTTCACCTTCACCTTCACCTTCACCTACTAGAGAAGAGAGTGATTTCGTTGTAGTTAAGGGGGTGCAGGGGGAGTGCGAAGTTGCGCCGCGCAAGCGCAGCGCCGAGCCCGCGAAACCCCGGGCCACTCGTCTGCCTCAAGACTGGTCCCTGACCAAGCCGCTCGGCGAGTGGGCGGTTCAAGAACTCGGCATGCAGCCCGAGCAGGTCCGCACCGAGGCCGCCAAGTTCGCCGACTACTGGCACGCCAAGGCCGGCAGGGACGCCACCAAGGTCGATTGGCCAGCCACCTGGCGCAACTGGTGCCGCAAGGCCGTCGAGGACGCTGCACGGGCTCCTGCGCGGTCTGCTGGCCCCGAATCGTTCCGGGAGCGAGATGCCCGCATCGCCGCCGAGCAGGTCAAGCGCCTGACGGGCGGGCTGGTTCACGACCGCGCCGCCCTGGGCGAGCTGCCGAAGCGCGAACCGCTGCCGTTCGAGCGCGGCTATGTCGCCCCCGCCACCACCGCCGACACAATCGAAGGAGACGCCAATGTCCGCCGCATCCGCTGAGATCGTCCCCATGCTGCCGCCCGAGTGGGTCGAGCGCATCTTCGCCAAGCTGACCGTCCGCTATGGCACCAGCTTCCGGGCCAGGTATGCCGGCGTCGCCGAGCAGGACCTGCGCGACGACTGGGCCGAGCAGCTCGCCGGCTTTGTGCGCCACCCGGACGCCATCGCCTACGCCCTCGGCCACCTGCCGGCCGAGCGCGCGCCGAACGTGGCCGAGTTCAAGGCGCTGTGCAACCAGGCGCCACCGCCACCGGTCGCAGGGCTGCTGGCCAACATGCCGACACGCTGCCCGCCGCCGCCCGGGGTGACCGAGCGACTCCGCGCGTTTCAGGCGAAGGTGAGCCAGCGAGGAGGTGCCGCATGACCTGCCCCAACTGCAACACCTGCAGCCACCAGACCGGCGCCAAGTCATGCAGCTACCTGCTGGGCGAGCTGGGCGGAGTCCACTGGTGCAGCGACATCGCCGAGTGCGACCACCACCAGGCCCGCTCGATCCCGCTGCACATCATCACGCTGACGGCCATCGCCCGCCGCGGCGACCGGGCCGCCTGGCGCGAGTACATCGACACCGTGCGCAGCCGCGAAGGCGACAACACAGCACAGCAACTGCGAGCCGCGTTCGCTGCAGCATGGAGCCCAGCATGACCAGGGCTGTATCCATGGGCCGCCACCGCATCCAGCTTCTGCGGGCACTCATCGACTGCGGACCCGGAACCGTCGCGCAGATCGCTGACACGTTCGGACGCAGCGAGCCGACGGTCGGAGACCGGTTGCGCCGCATGCAGCGCGCCGGTCTGGCCGAGCCGCGAGGGCATGGGGCTCGCGTTGGTCGTGTGGGCCTGCAGCCTGTGCTGTGGCGAGTGACAGACGCCGGGCGAGATGCGCTGGCCAGGAGTGAGACATGAGCAAGACCAAGATGATCGCCGCCCCGACCGAGGTGCAGCAGGCTGAGATCGAACTGAGGCACGCCCAGGCCGTGCGTGAGCAGCTCAAAATTGCCATGAACAAGGCGGAACTCGCAGTAACTGCGGCCGTAGATGCGCTGTTCCGCGCAAGAAAAAAATCGGACCTGGCCGGTCCGCTGGCGATGTTCTCGCCTGCACGAGACCCATCCGGCAAGAAGATTCCCCACGTCATCGTGCGCCGGACTGCTGCAACGATCTGGACACGGCCGGTAGGATCCGTCAGCAATTTATCGATTCAGCAGTGGAGAAAAAGCAAGGTCCACGGCGGGGCATGGACGGAATTCCCATCGGGCCACTACTACTCGGGCACGCTCAGCCTGCCGGACGAGGCCGCCTGATGCAAGCCGAAAAAGTGAAGCACTCGGCAGAGATCCTGCGGGCTATGCGCCGCAGCGCAAGGAATGCAGTCGTCTGGGATGGCGAAAGCCTGGCGCCGGCGAAGTCGATCACGCTCCCAGAGGCGCAGCTGGGCGAACTGACTGATGCGGCCACGCTGCTGGAAGCCCAGGATGACGAGATCCGCCGCCTGCGATGCCTGCTGAACGGCGCGCACGAAACCATCCGCAGAAATTCAAGACTCAAGGGAGCCTGACATGGCGAAGAGCAAGCAACCCCGCCGGAAGTACCAGCCAGGCAGTGTGCTGGTGTCCCCCATGGTATTCGGCCTGTCCGAGCGAGCCACCCGCGACCTGTCGGTCAAGGACTGGCTTGCGATCAACGGGGTCATCACAGGCCAGTCAGTCGGCCGGAACGCGCGTGATGACCTGTCAGGCGTCGAGATGATCCTGGTGGCGCAGATCTACGTCGTGCGAGAGGCCATGAGGCGCCAGAAAATGCACCGCGTTGATGAAGACGCATTGCAGTCGACCTTGACGCACTTGGAGCAGTCCATCTCGCCGATGGTCCATGCACTGTCGCAGAGGTTCGATGCAACCGGTCGGGCGGAGTGCCGACCGGAAGAGGTCGCAGCCCTGCAATCGCTGGGGGAGATTGGGGACGAATTGCGTTCAGCCATCCCGCGCAGGATCATCACTGACGGCTATCGCTTGGCCGTCTACACGCCAACGATCGTGCTTGATGTACCTAGCGCCGGGCATGCCAAGACCCAGTAATAGCCGCGATTGCCGGTAATCCTTGTGTGCTACAAAAGTGCTTATTTGGTGCTTTGTGGGTAGAATTCGCACCCTGAATCAGCGGAGATGGTCATGGGTGCGATGTCGCGCGACAAGGGGAAGGCAGGCGAACGAGAAGTGGCCAGAGAAATCAGCCTGCTGACCGGGTGGAATGTGCGGCGCAAGGTGCGCCAGCTCGATGGTGAATCCGATCTGGAAGGGGTTCCTGGCTGGTCGGTTGAGGTCAAGCGGCATGCTGTGGCGCTCCCTGGCGACATCGCAGCATGGTGGAAGCAGGCGCATGACCAAGCGGTGTCGTCCGGGCCGGCAGAGGTGCCAGTCCTGTTTTTCAGGGCGAACGGCCGCAAATGGCGCGCAGTCTTCCCGCTGTCGATCGTGATGGGGCGCGCACCGCAGGACCAACCGGGCTATGAATGGTCCTGCGAGGTTGGTCTGGAGGCATGGGCGGCCATCGCAAGGGAGCGCTATGCCGGCTGAGTTCGCGATGGTCCTGCACCCCAGTGGCACTGCACTGGTCCCCGCGGACTCAACGCAGGCAGATGCGCTGCTGCGGCTGCGCGAGATGGGGATGCGTGGCCGTGTGCACGTCAGCATCTGCCAGCCGCGCCACCCTGCGGCGCACCGCAGGCTCTTCGCACTGTTGCAACATCTGTACCAAAGCTGGGAGCCGGCAGAGGCCAGTCCAGCTGTTCCGCCTCGTCGGTCGTTCAACGCTTTCCGGTCGCACATCGTCATTCTGGCCGGGCACTACCAGCAAGCCTGGCGCGCTGACGGCACCTTCATCCTGGAGCCGATGTCACTGGCATTTGACGCCATGGACCAGATCGACCTTGATGACCTGTTCGGCCGCGTGATCGACGTTGCACTGGAGCAGATCCCCGCATTTCATGGGCGGCTTCGCGAGGATGTGGAAATGGACATCGAGCGCGTCACGGCGTTTGTCCGATGAGCGCGGCCCGCATGGACCGCGTGGAGCGGGCATGGGTGGGTCGGATCATGCGGCTGTCGTGCGCAGCCTGCTACCACCGTGGGATCAACACGCCAGCGGATGAGTACCACCACATCCGGGAAGGCGCTGGCGCAGGCAGGAAGACACCGCATTTTTGCGGCATCCCGCTGTGTCGTCCGCACCACCAGGGCACTGCCGAGGGCGTGCATGGCGTTGGAACACGCCGGTTCGCCGATCTTCTTGGCGTCGACGAGATCGATCTTCTGGGCGAAACGCTCTACCGGGCGCAACTGATTGAGGAGGCATGATGCAGGTGGACATGGATCTGATTTCGTTCGGAGCACTGAGCGATGCATTGCAGCGCGTCATGCCCGAGAGCCCGAAAACAGAGGCAGCGCTGCGCATGCTCATTGCCGAGCGCCTGAAAGAGGCACGAGGCTTCAATGGACTAACGCAAGTTGAAGCCGCAAAGCGCATGGGGTACGCCAATTCCACGCAGATCAGCATCCAGGAGAAGGGTGACCGGATGCCTCCGCTGGGAACCATCCTCCACGCCGCAGCGGTCTACGGCGTGCCAGTGGACTTTCTGCTGGGCTTGAGCGATGAGCCAGAGCGTGACCCACGCATGGCTGCACGCATTGCATCGCTTGCTGCAACGCGCTCGATCGTCGACAGCGCAGTGCTTGCGATCACGGATCAGGTCGCAGGCAACCTGGCCAACAGTGGCTTGGCGCAGCAGGTGGTTGATGATGCGGCCGACATGCTGGCCGAACTGGTGGAGGCGTTCGCGATCATGCGCAGGATCAGCGGAGTCGAGTTTGACGAACTCCGCGGCGGGTCGCGCATCGAGCGCGCCGTGCAGCGCTGCCAGGACATGCTCCCGATGATCAACGAAGCCCGCCGCGGATCGGCAGTCAATGTCGTGCGCAATGCCTGCAGGCCGGTAGGGGAGGTAGACCAGGACATCAAGCCCATGCTGCGCGAACTGATGGATGCGATCCGCCAGTCCGACGACATCGGGGCACTGACCAGCCTGGGAGGCCGTGCAATGGCCATTGGCAATGCAAAGCGCCGCACTGCGCGCCGAGCAGTTGCGGCCATGGGGGACCGCCTGCAGATGATGTTCCCGGAAATGGGCGGAGGCGGTAGCGGTACATGTGCGAACTAAAAAAGCATCATGAGTGCTTTACAATGCACTCAACAAACAATAAGGATTGACATGGTTCGCTTTTCACGGCAGCGGGTGATTGATCGGATCTCTGAAGAGATGAGCAAAATCACTTCCGCATCAAACGTCACGCCGACGACCGAAGCGGCAGCGATCAGCAAAGCCAGCGAGTTCATCGCGCTGGGTCGGCTGCTTGCGCTGCAAGGGCTTTCGGACGAGCTGGAGGTGAAGGCCGGCATCGGTCTGCGCATACCGGTGGAGCAGGCTGCAGGCGAAGCCGAAACCCGTGTCACGGTCGGCACATACACCGCCGCACGACTGATCGGGCGAGAGCCGGGAACCCTGCGCCGCTGGAGTTCCGAGAGCGTCAAGGGCGAGGAGGTTCCGCTCGTGCCGGTCGGCCGGATTGGCCGAGACCTGGCATGGAACGTGGCTGAACTCCTTCGCTACAAAGATGCGAAGGAGCGTGGTGCTGCGTTCAAGCCGCTGAAGCGTGAGAAAGCAGCGGCGGCATGAGCCGGCATCGATTCATGTTGTCCGGCCCCATGACGGGGCATCCGGACTTCAACTACCCGGCTTTCAACCGCGCCGGTGAGCAGCTGCGCCGCGCCGGGTTCCATGTTGAGAACCCTGCTGAAAACCGAGCGCCATCGCCCGCGCCGACATGGCAGGACTGGATGCGCCTGAGCTTGGCGCAGCTGCTGCGCTGTGACGCCGTGGTGATGCTGCCCGGCTGGTGGCGCTCCAAGGGCGCGCGGATCGAGTGGGCTGTGGCCAAGCTGCTGGGCATCCCTGTTTTCGGGGTGCTGGAGATCAACCTGCTGGCGCGCATGGTCGGCGACGTGCCAACCGACTGGATGGAAGACCGATGAACATGGAGCCGCACGAGGCAGCGAGGGCATTCATTGCCGACGCACGCCATGCACAGATTCGCATGACCACGGATGGTCGACCAGTGTTTGACGGCGCAACCCTGTTCGAGATCAAGGCCACGCACGGTTTCCCGCTTGACATGGCGATCGACAGGATCATGGTCGAGAAGGGGATGGAGATCGATTGGGCTGGTTACATCAATGCCGCGCGAAAGAACGGCTGGTGGGACTTTCAGATCCACGACTCGCTGTTGTACGCGATGCAGGATGCCATGCTGCCGAAGGACCGCATCATGGCCATCATGGACCGGTTCAAGGCCTATGTGATGCGCAACATCCATCCGAAGATGGTGGGTGTGTGATGCGTGGCGACGACGTGGGAGACGCGACGGCGGACAGATACCACCCACCGCCTGACGATGCTCGGTGCTTCGGCCGGTTCTTCTACCCGCCGCTCAAGGGCATCAAGCTCGATGACCAGTGCGTCACATGCTCGCGCCGCAACGAGGCGATCATGGACACGATGATGACCCGCCCCCGCCCGTCCGCCGGGACGGTGCTGCCCGTCATACAGGGGAGCGTCTGCCTGGTTCGCGTGGGAGACTGGGGATGGTGAATACCGCCGCCAAGCCTGCGCGGAAGACAGGTGCGAAGCCGTCAGCGAAGGCTGTGCAGAAAGCTGCGGAGAAGGCCAAGAAGCTGACCCCTCAGGAGGAGATGTTTGCCATCGAACTCGCCGCGAGTGGCAACCAGGCCGAGGCATACCGAAAGGCCTACCCTGGGTCGCGCAACTGGTTGCCGGCCAGCCTCTACAGCAAGGCCAGCGTGCTGGCAGCGCGGGAAAAGGTGTCGGTAAGGGTCGCCGAACTGCGGGCAATCGCGGCAAAGCAGAACGAACTTGGCGTGGCCGAACTGCTGCGGATGCACGTCGAGATCGCCACTGCTGACGCGCGTGAGCTGGTCGAGTACCGGCGCATTCCATGCCGGCACTGCCACGGGAAGGACCATCGCTACCAGTTCACGCCGGCTGAGATGGAGCGCGCCCGCGAGAAGCACGAGGAGAAGCAGGACGGAGTGACGAGCCCGAAGCCGTTCGACGAGAAGGGCGGGACCGGCTACAGCAAGAAGCGCACGCCGCACCCGGAGTGCCCGGAGTGCCATGGAGATGGCCTGGGCGAGATGCTGGTGTCGGACACGCGCAAGCTGTCACGGGTCGGGGCGCAGCTCTACGAAGGGGTGAAGCTGGGCAAGGACGGGCTGGAGGTCAAGACGCGGTCGCGCGGGGACAGTCTGGCCGCGATCGGGCGACACCGCGGGTTCTTCAAAGAGGACAACAAGGTGGAGGTCAGCGTGTTCGATGCTGAAATGCTGGAGGCTAAGTACAGGTCTGGGATCAACCAGTCAATGGAACGGCAGGCAGCCATCGTTGCGGCCAGGCGCAAGGACCGGGAAAGACGCTGACCAGTGGCCGGCAAGAGAAAGACAATCCTCGATGATCCGCGCTACCCTGAGTTCGTGGCGCGCTACTACGGGGATGCCCTGCGCTTCTCCATCGAGGTGTGCGGTATGGTCCCGTCCGAGGACCAGATTGACCTGCTGACCGAGATCAGTCTGCCGCTGGCGAAGGTGTCCGTGGTGTCTGGCACTGGCACGGGCAAGACGAACACGTTCGGCCGCATCGTGCTCTGGCACTTGCTGGCCAGGCCGTATGCCTTCTACGACGGCAAGGTCGAGATCGGCTCGAACACCTACGTCGGCGCGGCCCGGCTTTCTCAGGTGGCGGATGGCGTGTGGAAGGAGGCGAACGACGCCGACCTTGCCATTGCATCGGGTGACTTCGCATGGCTGCGCGACTACTACACGATCAACAAGACCTCGATCGTGGTCAATGGATTCGAGTCGCAGTGGTTCGTGAGCCAGGTGGCGATGCAGAAGGGGCAGTCCATCGGCATCGCTGGCAAGCACCGATACCACCAGCTCATCATCGGCGACGAAGCGGCCGGCATCGAGGATGGCCACTTCGATGTGATTGAGGGCACGCAAACCCAGCCGATGAACAGCACGCTGCTTGCCAGCCAGGGTGTTCGTGCTGCGGGCTACTTCTACCGGACACACCACGATCTGTCGGTCGACAACGGTGGGACATGGGTCTCGCTGGTCTTCAACAGCGAGAACAGCCCGTTCGTCACGACGGAGTGGCTGAAGGCGCGCGAGCACGAAAGTGGCGGGCGGAACAGCGTGGAGTACCGCGTTCGTGTGCTGGGCCAGTTCGCCCAGAACGAAAGCGATTTCCTGCTGACGCGCGACCATGTGGAGGCAGTATTCCGGGATGACCGGATCATCGGGGATGACGAGCCATTCGGCCTGATGATCCTGTCCGACGTCGGCATGGGCGAGTACCGAGACGACTCGGTGGCCATCATCGCCAAGGTGGCCGGCTACAGCGACTTCGGTGAGGACGCTCGGCGCGTCGAGTACCTGGAAATACCGCTGTGCACGAACGAGAAGGACGAGATCGACTTCACGGGAGATCTGCAGTCGCTGTTCGGCGAAATCCAGAACGCCACGCTCTACGTTGACGCGGGCGGCGTTGGGTCGGCCGTGTGCAAGCTGCTTGAGCGCGCTGGCGTGCCGGTGGAGCGCGTGAATTGGGGCAAGCCATGCTTCAAGCGCGAGTACCAGGACCGGTACTACAACCGGCGCGCGTGCGCCATGGTTCGGTTCCGCGACGCGGTCAAGCAGGGGCGCGTTCGCATGCCGCTCGGCTTGTCGCTCAAGATGCGCGAGAAGATCATCGGCCAGGTGAGCCGGCTGCCCTACCACTTCGTCGAGGCTGGTGGCTTGCGCTACCAGATGATGAAGAAGGAGGACATGCGCACCCTCGGCATCAAGTCGCCGGACTTGGCGGACGCCATGAGCTTCGCGTTCCTGGAGGATGCGCACTACATCGAGCAGCGCCCGAGCCAGGCCGGGATCACCACGGTCATCGAGCGGACAGCGGAAGAGATGGCGTCGGCGCTGGATGCTGCGCTTGGACTAAATTAGCACTGAAGAAGCACTATAAATGCTTTTCTTGTTCATAATGAAGGCATTGCAGCTCAAGGCGCTGAATTGCATAGCATCGCAGGGAACGGCAGCGACAAGCACAGCGGCATGGGCAACCAGCTCATGCCGGTGGGTTTTCCACCAGTGGCACGGCACCGCACAGCACTGAACAGCAGTGCACTGCGTGGAACTGCAAAGCACAGCGGCAAGCCTTCGGGTTTGCCAGTGGGCTTGTCCACAGGAAGAACCTGACTGATAAGGAGGTCAGAAATCATGAGCATCCGTACCGCACAGATCACCGTCAATGGCGTCACCCCGCTGCTGCAGAACAATCCGCAGACCGTGGACCGCTTCAACCCGTTCACCCGTCGCATGACCGAGATCAACACCACCCGCTGCAGCCCCGTACAGATGCGCGCCAGCCTGGAAGTGGTGGCGGCACTCAAGGACGCCGGCATCGAGTTCGTGGCGCTGCCGGTGCTCAATGACGGCGACCGCCAGTGGCTGAGTGGCATGCTGGCGGCGCGGCTGGAGATGATGGCGAACAAGGCGGAAGGGGTCGAAGCATGAGATACAAGAGCCAACAGGCATTCCTCACCGATGTGCAGAACCACCAATGATGGCTCTGCGCGATGACGGGCTGTACCGACACCTGCGGTTCAAGCGGCCAGAAACAATCTGCGAGTCGTTCGACCTGATCACGTACCCGGGGGGTCTGCTGTACCGCGGCGACATGGGCGCGTTCTGTTTCGAGCGCACCACCGACATGTTCAAGTTCTTCCGCACGGATCGCGGCTCGATCAACCCGAGCTACTGGTCCGAGAAGCTGGTCGGGGTAGATCGCTGCCGAAACCCCGTCAAGGAGTTCTGCGAAGAGACGTTTGACCAGAGAATCAAGGAGATCGTGTTGCGCTGGGTGCGCGACAACGAGTACCACACCACCCGCGAGCAACGGCGCAAACTGTGGGACACGGTGCTGGAGGAGGTGATCGGTGCAGATTCAGACTCTGGCGGGGACCGGAAGCAGATTGCCGCCAACGACTTCAGCCATCAGATATACCCAGGGAAGCGGTTCCACTTCAACGACCTCTGGGAAGACAACTTTACGGAGTACACGCACCGGTTCCTGTGGTGTTGCTACGCGCTTGTCTGGGGCATCGCCAAGTACGACGAGATGAAAGCGCAGGAGAAGGCCAGTGCACCGGCTGTGGTGGAAGGCGGTGAGGCATGACGGCTACCATCACCGCCGTCAACCCGGTTGACGAGACGTACCAGGTTGTCACCATCGAAGGCGGACGCCAGTGCTACCGGCGCGAGCCCTGCGGCGGGTGTCCGTGGCGTGTCGACCAGACCGGCATCTTCCCTGCCAAGGCGTTCCGACACGCTGCCAACACCGCGCACGACATGAGCGACCGCCAGTTCGCCTGTCACGAGTCCGGCAGCACCAAGCCAGCCACCTGCGCCGGCTTCCTGCTGCGCGGTGCCGACCACAACCTGTCGGTGCGCATGAAGCGGATGCGCGGAGAGATCCGCGACGACGTACACGACGGCGGGCACGAGCTGCATGCCGACTACCGCGCCATGGCTATCGCCAACGGTGTCGACCCGACTGACCAAGCCATCAGCGCATGCCGCTGACTGAGCTTCACGAATCGAAAATATCGCCCGAGCAGCGAAAGGAAACACAGCATGACAATCATCAGCAAAGACAAGGTGCTGCTGGCCATGGCCAAGCACGCGGGAGCCGGCCCGGAGTGGGCGGCGGAAGAGGTGGCGCGGGATCTGTGCATCCCGGTTGAATCAGTTTTGGAAGCATTGGAGAAAAGCGATGAGTAAAGTATTTGATCTGAATCCGGCTGAAAAGTAGCAGGCACAAACTCAGGCAAACGGCGCGGTGTGATTGGGCTGTGGCGGGGAGCCTCTCGGCACGAAGTGACACAGGCAAAAAGCACAGAAGCACTATAAAATGCTTCAATGAGCACACTCTATGCCTACCGTGATACGCCTGACCTGCAGCGCGCCTACCTGACCACAAACCGCATCATTGGATGCCAGATCGCAGAGGCGCCAGCCTGGGCCGATAGATCCGAGGAGATGATGACGCTGTGCATCGTCTACATGGTCCGAGATGACGGGACCACCTTCCCTGACAGCCCGGAGTTCAGCTCGCGTGGGGCTGCACTGGCCTGGCTGCGCGGGCAGTGCCGCATCCAGCTCGACGTGCTGCCGGTCCTGAACTCCGCCGGCGGGGTAACCGGGGAATGACCGGCCCATCCGTGCTCTTGTCGCTGCTGCTGACCATGCTGCCCATGCCAGCGCGTGCAGCCGACTCCGACTGCCGCCACATCGCCTTGCAGTGGCGCCACTACACCAGCTTCGAGCGGCTGTCCTGGCAGGCCATGGTGGATGCGGGGCGCAACGGGCAGGAGGGCGAAGCGAATCGCTGGGAGGGCGTCTGGGCCAGGCATGGTGCCAGCATCCGCGCACTGTCGCCAGCCGCAGCACGTTGCGGGGTATCGACCGGCACCGAGCGGAAAACCGAGCGCCACCCACTGGCCAGGTAGGGGCAAAGTGCCAGCATGCAATCGCCGTCAATCCCCGCGACCGAGCCGGTCGAGATGCTGAAACACTGGCTGTCCAGCCCGGCAGGCGGCTACCTTGGCCAGTCCTACGGAAACGACGTGCTTGGCCTGATCCATGACCCCATGCGGGCTGGTGGCGCAGACATGCAGATCCGCAAGCTGCGATCTGACATCCCGTTGATGTCCCGCATGCCGGACATCAACATCTATGCCTCTGACCTGAACGGCATGGACAAACAGGCACTGGTGTTCGAGTTGTCGGGGCAGACCGTGACGGTGCAGGACGTCTGATGTCACTCACCGCCAAACAGTTCGAGGCCGCTGCCCTGTCGGCCATTGCGCAGTACCCCGGCATTGCCGCACTGGCCGCGGCCGGTGACCCGCGCGTCATCGTCCAGATCAAGTCTTTCGCGGTCATGCTGGAGATGCTGTCCGTGCAGCTCGACACGACGCAGTTCGAGCCATTCGCGAAGGCGCGAGATGCAACCGTTCTGGCCGATGCCGCAATGCGAGGCATCCTGCCTCTCGCGCGCTCCGCCGTGATCGTGCTTGACGTGACCAACCACCACTCTGCCGCCTATGCATTGGCTGATGGTCGCCGCCTGATGGACCCGCACGGACGGATCTTCTGCATCGACACCGCCGTGACCATTCAGCCGGGGCAGACAGTGCGGGTCCGTGGCGTTCAGCGCACGATCCGTACCGTGGCCCACCAAGTCGGGCTGCCGCGCCCGTTCTACTCGATCGAGGTGCCCCAGACCACCGAGCCGGTGTATCTGTCAGGGCTGGAGCTGTGGCGCCGGGCGTCCGAGGATGTGCTGGAGCAGTTTGCTTATGTCCCCGAATGGTTCAATGTCGGGGTCGACGAAAAAGTGTTCCAAGTTGAAGTGGACGAGCAGCGCCGCATGTTCGTTCAGCTTGGAAAGCAGGATGTGGTCGGCTATGGCGCACGACTGGGCGACAACTTCGAGCTGCGCATCTCCGAATCGGTCGGCGCACTGAATGACCTGGCCGTGGGCGACCAGCTCACCCCAGAGTATGTCTACACCCCTGCCGACAGCATGATGATGGCCAGGCTGGTGTCTGTGAGCGACAACGGCTCCGCACCGTCTGGCATCGACGAGTTGCGCATCATCTCGCGCTACCCCGCCATCTATGACCACAACGCGGTCTACCTCGGCGAGTTCACGGTCCTGCTGCGCAGGTACTTGCCGGCGATCCGGTTCCTTGCTGTGTGGAACGAGCAGGTCGAGGAGGCTGCCCGTGGGCCAAACCTTGACAGCGTCAATTCGATCTTCGTGGCGGGGCTGGTGACCAACATGACCGATGCCGTGTTCCGCGAGCGGGTGGCCGCCCTGATCTACAAGGCGGACACCAGCTACAAGCTTCGGTTCGTCGCCCCGGTCATCACGCCAATTGCTGTGACCGTGACGGCACGGATCGCTGTGGTGCATGACCTGGCCGCCGTGACAGCCCAGATCCGGGCGCTGATCATCGGCAGGTATGCGGATGGATGTGCAGCGGTCAGTGAGGGGCTGCGCAACCCGATCAAGGTGCAGGCCATCACCAAGATGCTGCGCGATGAAGTGCCGGCCCTGCAGGACAACCTCTGCGACTTCCATGTGTCTGTTGCTGCGCCATCGGCTGCGCTGCCCGAAAATTTCCTGCAGGTCACCGAGGCCAGCCTGATCGTCAATGCAGTGCATGCCGAGCACTCGACCGGCCTGTGGAACTACTGACCCATGATCGAAGAGCGCGACAACCCGCTGACGCCCCAGGATGCGCCCGACCTGGCCCCGCTGCGCCTGTCGCACGAGTCCAGCGAGTTCGAGTCCGAGATCAAGGCGCTGCTGATCGACCTGATCGACGCTGACATCCGGCCTGGTCTGCGTGATGCCAACACGCTCGGCATGCCGCACATGGGCGGCGCGGAGCAGTTCGCGCGAGCGGTCAAGCACGACGGCCTCGCGCTCTACCGTCGCGATGATGTGGAGGCCATGCGCTTCGTCTACGAGTCCTGGCGCGGGCGCAACCCCAAGCGGGGCCTGGCGATGCTGCGCACGTACCTGCAGCTGCTGTGGCCAAACGCTTGGCAGATGTGGCAGCTTTGGCACGACAAGGACAAGCCGTACCCGACCGGGCTGTCTGTTTTCGATGGCGGAAACCACTGGCTCACCAGCCGCGTCAATGTCGAGCTGGATGAGGACCAGGTCGATGATGGGTCTGTCGCGCGGGTGATCCCTGCGCTGCGGTCCGTGGTCCCTGCGCGTATCCTGCTGAACATCCGTGTCATGCGCCGGCTGGAAATGCGGGTGGACATGGCAACCGCCATGCGCGGCATTCGCTGGGGCGAGTTCAGCGGGGTCGCCACCGCCACATTGGATGCGCTGCCGCAAACAGTTTCCGCATTTTCGGCGGGGCTTGGCTTGGCCGCTGCATACCGCAGTGTGAAGTGGGGTGATTTTGGCGGAACGGCGACGGCCCTGTCAGATGCTGGTGCCGCTGACCCGGCTGCAGCACCAGCATCCGCACCGGCGCCGGCACCTTCCGCCGTGGTGCTGGCCCAGTCTGCGGCAAGCGATCCAGTCACCTATGCCATTGCCGGCCTGAGAACGTGGCAGGTGCGGACCGATGCCGAAATGGATGCCGTGCCGTGGGCCACACTGGTCGCTGGCGACGTCGTCAACATCTACGCGAAGGAAGATGAGACGCCGTACCGCAGGATCGTGCGTGTCCGCGCATCTGCGACGTTGGCCAGCCCAGTCATCATCAACGGCGTCACCGACAGCGCCGGTAAGCGGCCCATGTTCCACGGCGCCGGCGCAACGGTGGCACCTGGATGCCTGACTGCCGATGGCAGCAGCCTCTTCAGCACGACAGATCCTCTGTCGTGGCAGCACCGCGAGCTGATGGGCCTGATCGGAACCGCCAACAGCATGGGCGACCCGTATGACCAGCAAGTGCCAAAGTACGTCATCTGGCAGCACTTCGAGGTCACCGGCTGCAAGCTGGGCAACACCTTCACCGATGCGCGGGGCGTCACTCGCGCATGGGACCAGTCATCCGGGTTCCGCATGCAGAATGGCGAGAACTGCCACGTCGTCAACTGCGTCATCCATGACAACGACTACGGCATCTTCACGCAGTCCCGCGGGCAAACCGATGGGACATGCGTGCACGAGCCGGTGTTCCGTTCCTGCCGGATCTACGGAAACGGAATGGTGGGCCGATCGACGGAGCACAACCTCTACATCCAGGCGCGCGGCCCGATCACTGAAGGCTGCTACATCGGGCAACTGCGCGTCGGTGCCCTGGGGTCCAGCTTCAAAAGCCGCTCATCTGGCGAGATCATCCGGTACAACACAGTCGCCTCCTCCCAGCGCTGCCTTGACCTGGTCGAGCCGGAAGAGCAGGAGCAGGGCCTCAACATCCGCCCAGACCAGCCGTATGTCCACGTCTATGGGAACCTGCTGATCAACGACTTCGACTCTGAGTACGGCGGCGCAGTCAATGTCATCCATCTGGGCGGCGACAAATTCGCCGCAGATGGTGGCGCTACACGCTGGGTGGATGGTGTGCAGGCCCCGAACCCACAACTGACCGACGACGATCTGTACCTCGTCAAGACGCTCGAAGACGGCTCGACTTACCGTATGGAGGCAGCCTACCGCCACACGATGTTCTTCTACGGCAACAGCGTGATGTTCCGGTCGAGTCAGGCTGCGGCATGGCAGATCAGCCTGTTCGATCTGAGCCTGGCCGGCACCGCCAAACGACCACGCACGAAGGTGGTCGAGTGGAACAACGCCGTGCGATGCATCGGGACGACGATCTGGAACCTGACCTGCTATGCGGGGCATGTCGAGCACTTGGGTGGGTCGCTGTGGGACATCGATGGCGGGCTGAACCTGCAGCACGGCGCTGCCGCCGCTGACAGGACCAGCACGACCGGGACGCGCCAGGCCGCAACGCTGGTGGCCGACACGGTGAACTGGACCATCGCGGCGCCAGCTGGAACGCCCTTCATGCCGGCCGGCATGCCCACGGGCTGGCGGCCGGAACTGGCCGATGTGGCGATGCAGCCCGCCGGATGGATGCGGAACGGCATGGCCTCCCGCTCCTCGGGCGGCATCGGCGCCTTCGGGGAATGAACGAATCAAGAATGGACAGAGACCTATGCCACTCATCACGGACAGCATCACCTACAACGTCAACCAGCGCGGCCGGAAGCACCGCGGTGTTGATCGGCACTTCGACTGCGCCGCCCTGGCAGCCATGGTCAACGGTCCTGCCGTGCAGGAGCGCGTGAAGGCCGGCGACATGGTCGGCTACTACGGGCACTGGCCGCGCCTCAAGCTTGGCATGCAGCCGGCGGAGGGCGGCATCGTTGACGGCGCGGTGGTCCATGTCGATCCAGCGCTACGCACGATCGAGCTGAAGGCCAATCCGGACGGCACGATCACGCACCGCACCGAGTTTCTCGACACGGCCAGCGGCGAGATCGCGCAGAGTCTGTTCAAGGCCGGGCAGGGCGGATTCTCTTCGGCGATCGATGCCATCCCGCGCACCATGCCGGCGATACCGCGCATGTTCGGCGGATTCGACTACGTCCTGGAGCCCAACTACAACACCAACCGCGGCACGGTGCGCATGCTGGATGGTGTGACCGATGCCCAGGCGGCCCTCATGGACTCTGTTCTGATGCAGGCGGCCGAAGCTGATGCCGCACTGGCTCAGATGTTCGACGCGCTGCAGGATCAGTTCGAGCAAGCTCAGCAGACCATCCGCCACCTGTCCGGGCTGAACGAGGGCTACCTGGCTCGGCTGGCATCGCGCAAGGAATCACAGGTGCTGGATTCGGCCAGTGGGTCCGGCTTCATGCTGCCGCGGCGTGAGCCAGCTGGAGACCTGGAGGCGATGCGGGCATTCCGCACTGCCATTCTTGTGCCGCTGCAGGCCCTGCCGAAAGACCCTGGGCAGCAAGACACCACATCGCCCGAGGCGCGGATGATGGCCCGCCGCTACGGGATCCGCTGATGACCGCCAGCACAGCGCACAACTTCGCGCACCCTCTGCTGATCGGCTTCGGTGAGTACCTGCAGCGGTTCCATGCGCAGATCGTCGCCGACACGCCGGCCGTGGCCGAGTTCGCTGGGCGCGAGTTCTCACGGGCCGCAGCATGGGCGCCCGGCCGCATGATCGACCAGGTCGAGTCGATGATCGGCGAATGGCGGAAGAACGACACGTCCGGCACGGCCCGCGGCACGCCGATGCTGCCGGTGCTGCTGTGCGCGGCTGGGCGGGACTTCATGCCGGCCACAGCCGACTACAGTACGCAGCAGGCAGACCCGACGTGGGTGGTGTTGCCGGATGACCCGAAGGAGCGGATGTTTCAGCTTCAGGCGCTGGTAGTGGAGCGGCGCATCCAGGTCTGCATCATCGCGGCCGACCAGCCCACCTGCATGAGCCTGGCCATGCAGCTTGCGCTGTACGTGCGCAGGTCCGAGGGCGACCGCGTGCCGGTGCGCTACAACCTGGCCGGCATGGTGGAAACGTGGGTGGCGCAGATCGCCGAGCGCAACCTGATGCCGTCGATCATGTCGCCTGAGCAGATGGACAACCTGACCGTGATCGCGTGCGACTTCACCTTGCGTGCACCGGTTCCGATCCTGAGGCACCCGGGCCTGTCTGCAGAGGATGCGGATGGGCTGGGAACGCACGACCTGAGCGACCCGAGCGGTTTCGCTGGGCTGCGCAGGATCACAGGGTATGCATCGCCTGACCCGCAGGAGGCCAGCCCGCCGCAGGTGTTCGTTGTCAACGACGACGGGTCGCCATGAGCGATGCAGTCAAGCCAGTGCTGATCCGGGTGAACATGTCCGGCTACAAAGGGGCTGCGGTGAGCCTCTTCGCAGCGTTCGACCCGCGCACCAGCGTCCTGAACGCGGCGCGAGAGCATCCAGCGCAAGAGCTTGTCGACCGGCCCGGGTTCCTGCGCATCTCGAACCAGGTGGACGATCCGAACCGGGATGCGCTGTTCAGCGAGGACGAACTGTCTGACGCGATCCGGGCCTACCACGACATGCGCGCGGGCGGCCGGCTGGTCATGGCGCCAGCGCTGCAGCGGCACGACCCGTCGAACCGGATCGAGGCGGACGGCGTCGACGAACGCGGCACCAAGTACCGAATCTCTTCGGACATCACCGCCGGGCAGGTGGCGATCCTGGCCGCGTGCTGGTACGCGCGCCGCCAGTCAGGGCTTGAGTCAGCTCGGCAGATGTTCGCCGAGATGAAGGCCATGCGGATCATCACGATCTGATCGCTCCATGAACCGTGCTCTCTGGTCTGTGGCGATGCTCTTCAGCACAGAGAACCCGGTGCGCTTCGACCTCAGCGTCGGAGAGTGCAGTCCAAGCCGCCGCCAGTACCATGCCTCACATGCTGTGCTGCCGGGGCCGCGGTGGTTTCCATCAAGCCTGGCACGGATCGTCATCCGCTTTGACCAATCGCGCCGAGTTGCGCGGTGGGTGTGAGTGTTTCCTTGGAATTTCATCATGATTCACCCTCCATCCTTGAATTCGCCGCACCAGTGCTCGCGTGGCGTCATGATGTGCCCAGATCCGATCGGCGCCGAGCACCCAGTCATGCCAAGCAGCGCCACACGATCGCTGCTGGCAACTGGCGCAGTTCGCAGGCACTCGCCAACCACGGCGTTATGCCACAGCCAGTAGTCGCACCCGGCGCAGCAAGGGCCGTGCTCGGCCGCGAACCGGTCGATGATGGCCTTTTTCTCGGCGTCGATCTGCGCAGACGTCCGCAAGCTCTTTTGTCGGGCTGTACGCGCTGGCGATCCTCCGCCATTCGTCGCGCTCGGCCTCCAGTTCGGCGATGCGCGCCTCTTGCGCCTGCATGCGCTCAATCGCCACATCGCCAAGATGACGTCCAAGAGTTCCGGTCGGCAACTCCCCGGCCGTGCTCAGCGCCTGCATGTAGTCGCCAAGCGGCTGATATGCCAACCATGCCGCCTTGTGCATGCTGTTCAGCCGCTCCAGATCCGTGATGCGCTGCGCTTGGTCGGCGGCGTGGTGCTGCAGCGTCAGGCGCTGGGCATGTTCGGCGCGGATGGCGGAACGTGCTCGCGCCCTTGCGTTTGGCCCAGCCAGAGTGGACTCGATGATCTCGACAGCCAGTTGCAGCCCATCGGGCAGTTGTTCGGTGGTCATGCGCGTGCTCCTTGCGTGTCGATCAGGAATTCGTCTTGCGTGCGTCCGGCTTCGATCGCATCGACCAGCCAGCGGGGCTTCAGTCCGCGCCCGCTCCATGTAGATCCGTTCGCCGGGTTGAGGTACATCGCCACCGGCTTTCCGGCCATCGCGCGGCGTGCTGCGGCGGCCTCGGCCTGGCGCTTCAGCTCGCTGCGGATGTTCTCGGCGTCCTCGCCGGCTTGCCCGCTGGCATTGATTTGCACACGACGGTCAAGCACGGCCTGCACCTGCTGCTCGACATCCACAGGGGCATGACTCACCATCGGCTCAGCAGTAGACGGCGCCGACGGTGCAGGCTCCCCCTGGGGTGCTGCGGCAGCCTCCTGCCGCAACTTCCATGCATCGCTGCACCCGCGTGAAAATGCAGCGCTCACGGCGTCGGCGTCGGTGATGTACAGACCCTGCTGCATCGCATACGCCCGCTCGCCGACGATCTGACCTGGGATGCCTGCATCGTTCAGGCCCAGGCGATAGGCGTCATCCAGCAGCGTCTGCATCCGGTCGGCGGGAGGGCTCCCCATCTGCGCGGCGGCGGCCCCCCCCTCGCCTTCGATGTAGTCGATGAAATCTGCCGGCAGTCCTTCCACGACTGCGGCAATCGGCGCGTGCTGCGGTGGGACCATTGCGAGGACAACCTCTACATGGTCCGGCATCCCGGCTGACAGGCCATCCAGCACGGGATCGGCCGGCTCATCGTCAAACATGTCCGGCACGCGCGGGTCACGATCGGGTGCAGGTGCTGGCGCATGATCGCCGCGGGTCAACAGCGGCAGGCCGGCCAGCGTGCGGGCTTCGATCGGCGGAGACATCCGAGCCGAGATTACCGGCTGCTGCACGCTCTCGACGTACAGCCGCACCGCCTCGGCCTGGCTGATCGCCAGCGCCTGCGCGACTGGCTTTCCGTCCAGCTCGATCGTGTAGAGATTGTTATGGCGCACGCGCGCCGTGGTGGTGGTCTTGGTCATGCTGGATCAGAACGGGATGTCGTTGTCCATGTCGTCGAACCCTGTCGACGATGCAGGAGGCTTGGGGGCTGGTCAGCTCTGTGTCGGAGCGCTCGTGTTCTGGCGCGGCGCAGGGGGATGTGACACGCTCCCCTGGCGGGGCTGTCGATTCTGAGCGCCGTCGGCATCGCCAGTCCCCCCCAGCAGTTGCAGCGACTCCCCTACGATCTGGGTGGTGTAGCGGTCTGCGCCGGCCTTGTCTTGCCACTTGGTCGTCTTCAGGCGGCCCTCGATGTAGACCTGTCGGCCCTTCTTCAGGTATTCGCCTGCGACCTCAGCAATGCGGTCGTACAGGACAACCGAGTGCCATTCAGTTTCCTCGACGCGCTCGCCGGATTCCTTGTTCTTCCAGTTGCGCGTGGTGGCAATGCGCAGGTTGCAGATGGCCGAGCCGCTGGGCGTGTAGCGCATCTCTGGGTCTTTCCCGAGATGCCCCAGGACAGACCAGCCAAACAGGCTGGACAAGATGGCTGCCACCGCGGCAAGCAAGACCAGACCGGCCAAGCGGTCGGATCGGGCATTCTGGTTGTTGATCAAGCGGTTCTCCTTCGTTGAACTGAGCTTCAATTATGCACCTAAAGCACTTCTAAAGCACAACTCAGCCGGAAAAAAGCACACTGAAGCCAGCTGGTGGGGCATCAGGATCGCCGCATGGCTACCACCACAATCTCCCCCGTCATCACCGACGCCGGCAAGTCTGCCGCCATCTCAGCAAATGGCGCGGGGCTGCAGCTGCAGATCACACACGTCTGCCTCGGCACGGGCAAGTACACGCCCGCCACGACTGCGACTGCGATGCTGGCCAAGACCGAAAAGGCCGCCATCGGAGCCGGGCAGGCAGCAAACGGACAGATGCGTGTCAGCGTCCTGTTCCCCGGCCTGTCGATCCCCTATGACGCCACAGAGGTCGGGTTTTACGCTGGCGATCCGGATGCCGGCGGCACGCTGTTCGCTGTCCACTCCATCGTGTCCGGCGTGCTGGTTCAGAGGTCCGGTGACGACTACGTTGCGACGTTCAGCCTCGCACTCAGCCAGATCCCTGGCGCATCGGTCACCGTTGTCATCGACAGTTCCAGCAACTTGGCGATGCTGGCGGCATTGCACTCGCACGAGATGAATTCGGCGGACCCCCATGTGGCGGCCGGGTACGCAAAGAAATCGGGCGTTCAAGACCAGTCCTACACCAGCAGCTCCACCACGGGGACTGGTGCAGCGTACTTGCTGGCCGTGACGCCAACAGTCGATGCGCTGAAACAGTTCAGCCGCTTTCACTGCCGGTTCCATGCGTCGAGCACATCCGACACGCCGACGCTGGCCGTATCCGGGCTCACAGCCCGTGCGTTGAAGGTCTACGACTCGACGGGCGCGAAGGTGGCGCCGACAGCGGGGTCCATCTCGGCAGGGATGCATGCGGATGTCGTCGACGACGGCACTGATTACGTGATGATCACGCCGCTTCCCAGCCGGTCCGGCACGACGATCAAGGCCTCCAGCATCTCGTGCAGTCCGGCGTTCACCGCTGGTGGGGTGGGCACGGCGTCCTCGCCCATGGTGATCCCCGCAGCGAGTTCTGTTTCTGGGTCTACCGGGGTGCAGGTTGCTCGCATCACAGTCACTGGACTGCGCCCGGGTGAATTCGTGCTGATCGGGGATGAGTCCGAGGGGTCGAACGGAGCACGTTTCAGCGTGTCCAGCCGCATCGCCAATGGCATGGGGGTGCTGGTGTTCGACGTCACGTTCGGCGATGCGCCAGCGTCAACGGCAGGATCGGCGCACTCGATGACGCTGCGCATCAACAACCTGGTGGTCACGCACAGCAGAGGCATCACGGCAGCCGTGACCACGAACGCCCCGAGTATCACTGCGCCCACCAGCGGGGCGACAGGGGTCGCTGTCCGTCCGGTGTTCTCCAGCAGCGCCTACTCGACCACTGGCGGCAGCGACACACACCACTCCAGCGACTGGCAGATCGCCAGCGACTCCGCATTCGCCTCGATCGTGCTGCAGGTCAGTGCCGATGCGGCGAACAAGACGACTTGGACACCATCTGCCGACCTGTCATTTCTTGCCACGTTCTATGCCCGCGTCCGCCACCGTGGCGCGATCTCAGGCCCATCCGCCTGGGGTAGTACCACGCAGTTCACTACCCGAGCTGCGCCCACGGTGAATGCACCGTCGTTCACGGCCCCAGCATCCACGGGTGTTTCAACGGTGGCAACGTTCTCCACGACGGCATTCAGCGTGAATGGCGGCACCGACACGCACGTCAGCACGGACTGGCAGGTCGCGAGTGATGCCAACTTCAACTCCATCGTGCTCCAGTCGGCCAGCGACTCCACGAACAAGGTGACCTGGTCTCCAGCGACGGCACTGTCCAACTCGACGACGTATTACGCCCGGGCGCGGCACCGCGGGACTGCCCTTGGTGCGTCAAATTGGTCTGCAACGCTCACGTTCACAACCGCAGCAGCGGCAGCACTCAACACGCCGTCAATCACATCGCCAGCGAACAACGCAGTCGGCATCAGCCAGTACGCCCAGATCTCGGCCAGCGCGTTCAGCGTGAGTGGTGGAACCGACACGCATGCGAGTTCTGATTGGCAGATCGCGAGCGATTCTGGTTTTTTGACGGTCCTCGCACAGTCGCTCACGGACACCACGAACAAGACCACCTGGGTGCCGAGCGGGCTCCAAGCGGGTGCCGTCTGCTATGTCCGCGTTCGGTACCGTGGAACCGGCCTTGGCGTGACGCCGTACTCGTCTGGCATCAAGTTCACGACGCTGGCGGTTTCCGCCCCGGTGATTGCCTCTCCAGCTTCTGCCGCTACAGGGGTGGCGCTGCGCCCTGCAGTTCAGGCCAGCCTGTTCTCCAGCACGGGCAGCGACACACACCACTCCAGCGACTGGCAGATCGCGACAGACAGCGCATTTTCCAATGTCGTCCAGTCCAGCTTGACGGACCAGACGAACAAGACCACCTGGACGCCATCGGTTGACCTTGCTGGGGCCGCCCAGTTCTTCGTCCGGGTTCGATACCGCGGAGCAACTGGGGTGTTGTCGTCGTACTCCACGGCTGTCAGCTTCACTACGCAGTCCATCGCGGTTCCAGTCGTCAACACGCCAACGATCACATCGCCATCATCCGGGGCCTCTGGCGTGAAGGGGCCGTTCACCACATCGGCATTCGGCACCATGAATGGCAGCGATACCCATGGCAGCACGGACTGGCTTATCGCAGCGGACAGCGCATTCTCGAGCATCTTGGCCAGGTCGGATGCAGATGCGCAGAACAAGCTCAGTTGGACTCCATCTGGGCTGACAAGCGGCACGTCCTACTACGTTCGCGCTCGGCACAATGGATCCAGCATCGGATCTTCTGCGTGGAGCGCTGGTGTTGCCTTCACATGGATTTCGACGGCGGCCCCATCAATCAATTCGCCGGCCAACAATGCCACGGGTACCGCATCTGGCGCGACGATCTCGGCGAGTGCATTCGCTTCATCTGGTTCTGACACGCACTCATCGAGCGACTGGCAGATCGCATCAGGCGCGGACTTCTCCACCATTGTGCGGCAGTCGCTGTCCGATGCGGCGAACAAGACGACCTGGACCCCCGGCGGGCTTGCCGCATCCACTGCTTTCTATGCCCGCGTCCGATACCGTGGCGCAGCCGGTGGACTCTCTGCGTACTCGGCCACCGTCAAGTTCACGACGACCAGCGCAGCAGGGGTCACATGGTCCTACAAGGCCATCGCCTCCCCCGCCCTGCGTGGCGCTGCCTATGGTGCCAGCAAGTGGGTGTTTGTCGGTTTCGGTGGCGGCGGGTGGACCGGAGAAGGCTCAATCTGGAGCACGACCGACTTCACGACCTTCACGCAGCAGGCGGATCGCTTTTCACACAACATGGGCATGCTGTGGTCGGTCATCTGGACCGGGACGAAGTTCGTCTCGGTGGGGTACGACATTGACGGCGCAGACCAGACCGGCAAGATCATGACCTCTGCCGATGGCGTGACATGGGCGGCGACATCGACCACCGGCGCACCGAAGGACGTGGCATGGAACGGTTCCACACTGGTTGCGGTCGGGTACGACGCCTCCTATCTGCCGTATGCCTGGGTGTCGTCAAACGGGGGCGCCACATGGACGCGGTCATCTGTCCCATCATCTGTCGCCGGCGGCCTGCTGTGTGTCGAGTGGCATCCTGGCCTGGGCCTGTTCGTGGCTGGCGGCATGGGGACCAGCCGTGAGTTCGGCCCATCGAGCGCGATCGCAACATCACCGGACGGACTCAACTGGACTGCGGCAACCGTGCCAAGCAACATGGGGACCGTGCTGAAAATCGGCACGAATGGCTCGCTGCTGGTAGCGGTTGGCCACACCTCCGCTGGGACAGAAACGGCTGGCGCCATCTGCACCAGCAGCGATGGCGCCAACTGGACCTCGAAGCCGTTCAGTGGCGGCGTCCTGGAGTCGGTCGTGCACTCCGGTGGGCAGTGGGTGGCATGCGGAAAAACAGCGGCCGGCACGCTCACCGCTGGCGGCATCTGGACATCGTCTGACAGCGGCGCAACCTGGACCAGCAGATCCATTGACGCCGGCGCGCTCTACGGGATGGCGTTTGCGAACAGCCTGTTTGTCACGGTCGGCCACACCACGGCCGGCAGTGCCACCAATGGTGCGATCTACACATCTTCTGCCGTTTGACCCGGACCACACGACATGAGCATCAAAGCACTCTACCGGCCCGAAACGGGCGAGCGGCTGACCTACGCAGACGCCCAGCGCATCAATCCACTGGTCGAGATCAACACCGATGAGGCCATGCTGAATGCCATGGGGTTTTGGCGCGTGGTGGATGAGATCGACGGGCAGTCCAGCCCATCAACCACGACAGATCCGTACAGCCAAGTGGTCGAGATCACGCCCGTGCTACTCAGCGGTCGGTATCTGCGCCAGCATGAGGTCCGCCCGCTCTTCAGCGCGGACTACCTCGGCCAGGGCGGGCAGACGGTCACGATCGCGATGCAGCAGGCTGCTTACGATGCCGCCAAGCTGGCCGAGCGCAAGGTCGATTTGATTCGTGCGGCCCGCGCCAGCCACGCCGAGGCAGTCATGGCCGGGATACTGGTCACGTTGCCGGACACCACGCAGGTGCTGGTGGACCTGACCGATGCCGCAGCATTGCAGCGCGGCATGCACGGCCTGGGCACCACGACACGCAAGCTCATCAGCCGGTCCGGCGTGCACGCGATGTCGGGCGACCAGTTCCGGATGATCGTGGCGGACGTGCATGAGCGCCAGTCCATGTTGGCGGTTCGGCTGGCCGAGGTGATGGCGGAAATCGGGTCGCTGGCGACCATGTCTGCCGCGATCGCCTACATCCCGGCTGTGGTGGTCAATGGCTGAATCCCCGCAGCGCTGGAACCGGTTGCACCAGCTGGTGCGCGACTTTTCCCTGCAGACGCCGATCTGGGCGGCGGCAATCCGGATCCGCACCACGCCGTCCGAGTCGCGCGACTTGACGGCCGTGGCGGCGCGGGTCTACGGGGACCGGTCGCAGTGGCCGGTCATCCAGGCCGCGGCCGGCCTGGACAGCCCAGAACTGCTGCTGCCCGAGATGGATCTGGTGCTGCCTACGCCGGCGCAATTGGCCGCGTTGAAGGACAGGGCCGGCTTCTCTGGCCCGGCATTGGAGTAGCGCAGCATGGCCACCACGGTGAACACCCCCGCCCAGGCTGTCGCAGAGGCACGCCGGCGCGCAACGGATGAGCTGAAGCAGCGCAAGGGCGCCACCACGATCCTGACACCTGAGGACGTGCGCGGAGAGTATGACGCTGGCCGCCTGCTGATGACGACGCTGGGCGGCAGTCCACGCGCGCTGACGAATGATGACCTGCGCCAATTCGCCCACCAGGCAAAGCAGCTAGGCAAGCGGTTCACCGGCGGCATCACGGCACGGCAGGTCATCGACATGTCCCTGCCGGATCGTCGGTCACGCGCGAACGAGCAGATCCGGTTCGCCGTGCCGATGGAGTCCAAGGGCGGCCGGCTGCACCTCGTCACCAATGCAGGCCCCGACAGCAAGTCCCTGCGGCACCACGTCCACGTCGATTTTCTGAACTACACCGCGGCCGTGGCCAGCCCGTCCAAGATGGCCGACATCGCCAAGATGCTGACCACCGGCCCGCTGCGCTTCGACTGCGACTGCGGGGACCACCGCTTCCGCTTCCGCTACATCGCCACGGCGGGCAAGTACAACGCAGGGCGGGCCGAGCCAGGCTTCCCGAAGCTGACGAACCCGACGCTGAAGGGTGTCGCGTGCAAGCACGTCATCCGGGCCATGCACAGCCTGTCCCAGCCGATCCTGCGCAAAAAGGTGGAAGAGATGGTGCTGGCTGGCCGCGGCGACCTCACGGCGAAGACCAGGCGCGTGACGAAGAAGGAGGCAGAGCAGATCGCCGTCGACCAGCAGCAGCGTGCAACCTGGCAGCGCAGTCAGGTCGAGACGACGGAAGAGCGCAAGTCGCGGCTCGCTCAAGCGAAGGCGATGAAGACCGTGGCCGATCGCGGGGCCGCTGCGCCGAAGCCAGCCGGCGAGCAGCAGAAGAAGGCCGCCCGCAGCGAGTTCTCGGCGCAGCTGGCAAAGATGGTGAAGCTTGGACTGGTCACGCAGGGCGCGGCCGACAAGATGCTCAAGGAAGTGAAGTGACATGCTGACATCCATCCCCACTGCGGTGAACTCCGCTGCGCGCCGTGTGACGCTGCGGCATCCGAACGCCATGCCGTGCACGGTCTGGCGCAAGCGGGTGGTCCGCGCCACGATGCCAGGATGGGCCGCTCCGAGCATGATGGGCGGAATGCCGACGCTGGGCGGAATGGGCGTGCTGTCCAGTTCGGACGAGGACCGGATCGAGTACATCGAACTCGGCCCGGCCAGCATGCTGTCGCTTGGCCAGTACCAGCCGAACGACATGGTCGACCGTGACAATGGGATCGTTGCCGAGCTAGGCATCGAGGCCCGTGTGGAGCCGATCGCCGAGCCTGGGCAGCCTGGGCACTTTGTGGTGGACAAGGACGACCTGCTGGCCGTGATGCCGGGGCTTGGCGTGGTGCTGGCCTACGAGGTGGTCAACGTGCTCACGCAGGCAAACATCCCGCCCTACGTGCGAAAGCTGGCCGTGATGCCGCGTGATGACCTGCACCACCTGACACCGTGGGCGGAATGAGGCGGGCGCGTTGGATGTGGGCGCTGGTCGCCCTGGTGCTGCTGCAGGGGTGCGGCGGCGGGGACGATTCGGACAAAGTAGAGCGGTTTGAACTGGCCGTCGTGCCGATGCCGGTGAGGGCGGCCAGTCGATGAGGGTCGCTACCTTCTGATCTTGTCCGCGGCCTCTTGGAAGTTGCATACCTGCATATCGCCAGGCTCCACAAAAGTTTCTTCACAGATGCGCGCGCACCGCTCGCGCTCTTCCGCTTCAACTCTGCGAGCGAACTCCTCCAGCATGCTCCCGGTCGGATGGAGGATGGCCATAACGGAATCACTGCCGCATATTTCACGCCAAATGGTTATTGCTTTGTTCCTAGTCATGCAGTTACTTTCTTGAATTAATACATTGCAGCCAGTAATCTATGTTGGCTACCCTCTAATCTTGTCCATGGCCTCTTTTCTGTCTGCGGCTTGAATATCTCCGAAATCATCAAATATTTCTTCTAATATACGTATGCACCGCTCACGCTCTGCGGAAACGGCCTTTTTAATTGCCAAGTCATAGTGCTTCTGAGTAATGCCAGGATGCCAGTCAGTCTGTAGTTCTTCATGCTCCATTTTCAAGCTAAACCCGGCATTGCGCTGGACTTCAGCCGTAATGCGTTCTTTGGTCATTGTTTCTCCTGTGCTCATCCGAAGCTGGTGAATGAATCGGTCAGCGTGCTGGAGCGGTGACCGGGTTTCGGTAGCCACGCCGTCCTGCATCAAGGTTCGCAGGGCCGCGGCATTCCTCGCCAGCCCGTGCTGGCTGGTGGATGAACACCTTCTGCAGCCCGACCAGCGCATGGCACGACGCATCGTACCCACTCGCGAATGCATCGCGGCCATCGTCATCGTAGACGTAGTTGCTTCCGCTCCGCCATGGGCAGCTCTTGCATGCGGGCGCCAGCTTCATCGCTCACCCCGCTTTGCGCCGTCGAATTCATCAATGGCGGCCAGTTGAGAAGCAATCTGCCCTGGCGTCGCCTTGATGCATGGCGCGCTGCGCATCCGCTTGCCTTCAACTGCGGCGCAGAGGGTGATTGCCTCGCAGTAAGCGCGCTCCGCTCCGGCATCGGTACCGTCATGGCTCGCACCTTGGGTTGGCATCCTGGGGTGCTTGTGGTCAATGAAGGCGATTACCTCCCCGTCATCACGCCCGCCCGCCACATCAACGCACATGCGCATCTTCACCGCCAGCATGGCGGCCTGGCCGCGGTCAGTGTGCGGGTGCCACTCCTCTCCCGACTCCAGCACGATCGATGTCAGTTCATCGTGGTATGCAACATAGCCTGCAGCAATGCGCGGCAATCCAACTGCAAACGCAGCGTTTTCTAGGTCTTCCCGGGTGATCATGTCGTTCCTTCCACAGCGGCCACAGCCGCATCCAGTTCTTCCCCGCGCAGGGTCTGCCCCACGCCATCGATGACGCTCCAGTGCTGGCCGCGCCGAAGCAGTCGGTATCCAGCCGCTTCGATCTTCAGCCGCTCGATCTCCGGTGTCAGATTCGCCCGAGCTTCAGCGATACCGTCCAGTCGTGCCCGGTTTCGTACCCGTCGTGTTTCATCATGGGCGATCTGCTCACGAGACAGTGCGGCCCTCAGGTGCTCAATCTGCGGCAGCAAATTCGCTCGCGCCTCATTGGTGCCGGACTGGTGGGCGATGATCCAGCGCTCTCGTGTCCTGTTGTGGGCGTCGCGCTCACGAGACAGGGAATCCCTCAGTCGCGCGATCTCCTTGCCAGCATCAATCAGGAGAAATTCCGCCTCATTGCGGATTTGATACGGGTGCGTTTTCTCAAGGTACTGCAGCACCCTGGCATGTATGTCCATCTCAGACACGGCGCACCTCCAGGTTATTGGCAGTGATGCAGGATTCTGCATACTCTTTCATTTGATCCGATGTATATGCGCATACTGAATATCCTTTTTCCTTGTTGTACTCATACTGGATTTTTGGCAATGGCAAATTCAGCAGCACCGCCTTGCGCGCGCCGGTCGGCAAGGGTATGGTGCGGATGCCGGCGCCGATGTCAAGCGTCTCGCCAGGCGCGTCATACATGCAGCCGTCCCATCCCTGCGCAGCTATCTCCCGCATCACCTTCGCCCCATCGCTCCGAGCGTCGTCCAGCGCGGTGGTGATCAGTTCGCGCAGTTCAGCGCTGGATGCCTCGCAGCCCGTAATGGCGTCCATGATCTGCTGCACAGATGGCGGCAAAGCATCAGACTTGTGCATGCCGGTCATCGCGCGGCCTCTGGATTGGTTCCATGCAGCGCACCAATTGCCGCACCGTACTGCTCGGCTGTGCATCGCCCAGTGATAGTCGACTCGTAGCCTCTGTCGGCCACGATGTGAAGCGTGTAGTTGGCGCCACTATCGAGCTTCGGCACGGCCTGAGCGGGGCCGGCACGGTAGTGGCCAGCGCACACGTCAAGCAGCGCCCTGGCGAACTGCTGGTAGCCCCATGTGCGCATGAATCCACGGAGCCCGTCTGGCATGCCCTTGATGACGAGATCGGCGATGGCATCAATCCGCTCGTCCGACATCGGCGCGGCCTGCGCGGGGACGGGGTGGTCGTAGAGCGGAACCCATTCCCCGGGTCGCTCTTCGCGCTGCATCTTGCCGCAGATCGACTTTGCCCAATGCGGCCCCTCGTACAAGCCTCCATTGATCGGGCGGTAGTAAAACAGCGGCTCCTGCGCCTCGATCTCGGCCAGCTTGTTGAAACGCTCCAGCGTGCCGCAGGTGATCGAGTACGGCGAGCGGTCGCCCTCGGGGATGCCCAGCGCGCTGCCGATGCCGTGCAGAGCGGTCAGCAGTTCGGCGTGTTTCGCGCGCAGTGCATCGCGATCATTCCGAGCCTGTCGCCCGGATGCCTTCGCCTGCTCCAGCGCCGTGGAAAGTTCCTTCTGCGGGCTGTACGCGCTGGAGATGCGCTTCCATTCGTCGCGCTCGACCTCCAGTTCGGCGATGCGCGCCAGTGCTGCGACATGGCCAGCATGCACGGCATGGATGGCTTCGATTGCAGCGCTGGAATCCATGCAGTCGTTGCCAAGCTGATTCACGGCCTGTTGAAGCCCATTGGGAAGCTTGTTCATGCTCATCGCTCAATCCTCGGTTGCGGTGCCCAGGCGTAGGACACCAGTTTCATGACGTGCTTCCCGGTCCATTGGATCTCGGGCTGCTTCGTGGGGGTGATCTTCTTGGGCTTCGGAGCCAGCTTCAACTTCGGCTTCGGCCCGGGCTTCTTCGGCGCCGGCTTCTCGACTGGTGCCGGTGCTGGTGCATTCGCCCGGCACAGCATGTAGACGCCAGCGCGCTGCGCCGGAGCCTGTCGCACATGACCAGCATCAAGCAGGAACTGAACTGCAGCCTCGATGTCACGCATGGGACGGCACAGGTCCATTCGCAGTTCGCTGATGGACACCATGTCGATTCCGATCAGCGCATCGTCCACCATCGCATCGTGGACTTTGTCCACCAGCCGAGAGAGGCCAGCTTCATCAAGTCCATGGCCGATGTCGGAACTGGCCAGCGGCTGGCGGATTCCGAACCCTGCTGCGATGACAGCGGCATCTTCTGCAGACACGGCCGGCGCCCGGCGGTTGGTGTTGGCGGTGACGCGGATCACGTCGTCACCTTCGAGCGGTTGCAGAGGCACTTCGCCGGATAGGCGGCGGCGCTGATCTCGGCTTGTTTGATGCTGATGAGCACGGCTGCAGTGCAGCACATGCTGGCCACCGCGATGACCAGCGGCAAGGTGTGGATGATGGTTCGGACCATGAAGAACTCCCGTTTCAGAGCCTCAATGATGCTGCTAAAGCACTTCTAAAGCAATAGCAGTATTCAAAAAAACACTCATTGGAAATGCTATAGGTCTGCTACACGACACCGGTAGCACAATGCGCCGATGGCCACCGCACAGCCGGCGGCAAGCAACCCACACCGCAAGGAAAGCCCCAAGACATGGACCGCGTCACCTGGACCGAAGATGCACAGCCCCGCGAACTGACGCTCGGCAAGTTGCTGTACAACCTGCGCACCGACGCCAGCGGCGATCCGGACCTGCTCCTGGACGCCGTGACGATGGACGATCTGATGCAGGATCCGGACATCGAGCAAATCCTGATGCTGGACGCCCTGGTCGTCGAGGTCGGCATGATGCAGCGCAAGATGGAACAGCTCATGGCCGTCATGACGGCGGCCGGCAAGACGGTGCAGCCCACCGGGATGGAGATCGGCGAGCCGGTGCGGTCGCGCGGCGTGCTGCAGGTGCCCGTGCTGTTCCCGATGAGCGATGGCCAGACGGTGGCGGTGTGGTTCCACAATCCCGACGCGACCCCGGCCAAGCTGACTCCGATGGACATGCTGACCTCCTGGCGCTGGATGGTCAACAAGAAGGACGTGACCATCGCGGCAGCCCCGGAGCGCGGCGCGGATCTTCAGCCTCGCATCGTGGCGCGGCGCGTGATGGCCATCGTCGAGAAGAACAGCCCGGCGTTCACCCGGGCGAACGCGAAGGCTGCGGAGAAGGCTGGGCAGATCGAGGCGCTGAAGGGCGAGGTCGGGGCGCTCGAAGTGCGCAAGGCTGGGCTGAAGCGCGACGTGGAGATCGCGCGCGAGGAGTCGCTGGCGCGCGGGATGGCGAAAGCGAAGAATCTGGATGCGCCGACAGGCCGCACGGTTGATACTGGGAACAACGAGTCGTATTTCGTCGGCGTCAGTCCGAATGCGGATGGCACGTTCACCGCCATGACTGCGTCGACCTCGAAGACCTTCAAGAGCTTGGCTGGGGCAAATCGGTGGATGGAGAATCGTGCGCAGCCGACGCCAGCGGATGTCCAAACGGCTGAACCGGACCAGGCACTAGCCGTTCCATCCGATCAGCCTGCAGCCGAGCCTCCGACCGCGCCAGAGCCCGCACCGGACTGGAAGAGCATGCAGGTGCCCGACCTCATGACCGCCGAGCAGTACGCCATGGTGTACGGCGTGCCGGAGGCTGAGGCGTACTGGCAGGATGCGCTGGACCACCAGTTCGTTCAGCGCATCATCGATACCCGCAATGCCGCCCGCGCGCTTGGGTGGGTCGCAGAGGGGTTCGAGTGGCCGATGGTCAACGCCGATGGGGCGAAGCTTGACATGGACACCCGGGATGCAGGCGTCGGCAAGAACATCGTCGGCGTGACCTACCAGGTCAGCGTCGGCGGCGAGGGCGTGGCAGCCGTCCGTGACGACCTGTCGATGTCGCCGGCCGACTTGGCGGCTGAGATCACCGCGCGGGCGCCGGTGAAGGCTGCAGATCCTGCCCCGCTGAAGCCGCTGCCCCCGCGCATCTCCAGCCGCGTCACGCAGGCGATCGAGTCTCTGAACGACGCGAAGAGCCAACTGGATACCGCCCGCACCGGGCTGGACGAGAACCCGAAGATCGGCGGTGGCGGCCGGTACGAATCCGAGGTGTGGCAGAAGGTCCAAGGGCAGGTCGCGAAGGCGAACGACGACCTTCAGAAGCTGCGCGAACTGGGCAACCAGAACGGCCAGATTGCATCGCTGGAAGCGCTGATAACCAGCCTGGGCGGCGTGCCGGACGTGAAGCCGAGCGAGAAGGCGCTGGCGTGGACGACCAGCCCTGCGCCGGTAGCGCCCGCCGATGCGTCATCGCCATCCGGCCAGCCTGGAACCGACATGTTTGGCGATCCGGCTGCGCCAGCCACCATGAGCTTCAGCGACTACCTGAAGTCCGGTCGGCTTCAGGACGCAATCGAATTGCTTCACAGCATGAAGAAGGAAGATTTGATCAAAACGCTGTTTGATGCCGGGTTTTCGCCATTGCTGGGCGCGAAGACTGCAGACGCGGTACTGGCTGATCGCTACCTATCGAAGCAGATTTTCGAGGCGGCAGAGAAGCGAGTGGATGGTTTCGGGTTGGGGGAACTGAAGGGTGAAAAACCGCTTTTTGGCGACGCCCCGCAGGCATTCCAGACCCAGCCCGTCGCCCTGACCCCCGAAGGCACCGAGTCCAAGGTGAAGACCGCCAAAGGCACCGAGGTTCTGACCGGCTACAGCGTGGTCGAGGCCGATCACCTGATCACGTCGCACAACCCGTCCACCGGCGACGCGAACCCGGCGTTCCCGGCCGAACTGCAGCCGCGCGACCGGGGCCGCGATGCCTCGATCGCCTGGGTCAAGAAGACGGCGCAGAACCTGGACCCGGACCTGCTTGGCAAGTCGCGCCGCGCCGATTCTGGGGCGCCGATTGTCGGGCCGGATGGCGTGGTCGAGTCGGGCAACGGGCGCACGATGGCCGTGGTGCTGGCCTACCAGACCGGCAAGGCGGACAACTACCGCGCGTGGCTGGAAGAGGAGGCCGGGTACTTCGGGCTGAAGCCGGAGAAGGTGAAGGCGATGAAGCGTCCGGTCCTGGTTCGCATCCGCACCAGCAAGGTCGACCGCGCCGCCTTCGCGATCGAGGCGAACCAGTCCGACACGCTGGCCATGACCGCCACGGAGAAGGCCAAGAGCGACGCGCGCCGCATGGACGACAGCATGATCGCCCTGATGACGGAGAACGGCGACCTGGCCGCGGCCGAGAACGTGCCATTCCTGTCGGCGTTCCTGCGCTCGCTGGGCGAGTCCGAGGCCGCGCAGTACAGCACCACCGACGGCAAGCCCACCAGCACGCTGATCGCCCGCGTGCAGGCCGCCATCTTCGCCAAGGCCTACGCTGACGACCGGCTGCTGGAGCTGACCGCCGACGTCGCGAAGCCGGAGATCGCCAACATCGTCAAGGCACTGAACCACGCCGCGCCCGAGTTCATCCAGGCGGCGGCGATGGACCCCGACGCCACCAGTGCCGCGACTGGCAAGCTCACCGACGCGGTGGAGAAGTCGCTGAACCAGAAGGCCGTGGACGCGCTGCTGGGTGCGTCTAACGTCATCAGGTCGGCGAAGGACGCCGGCCAGTCGGTCGATGAGTTCGTGTCGCAGGCCGGCCTGTTCGGCGACATCGACCCGGACGTGGCCGCGATGGCGGTGTTCATCTCGAAGAACAACCGCAGCGCCAAGCGCATGGGCGAGGCGTTCCGGGCGATGGCCGTGTTCATCAAGGGCGAACTGCAGCGCCGCCAGACCGCCGACATGTTCGGCGACGGCGAGCCGGTGGACTTCAAGGACATTGTGGCCGCGGCGAACCGCGAGCTGGAGCGCATGTACGGGCCGGGTGTCGAGACGATCGGGCTGTTCGATCGGCCGGGCGGCAATCCTGCAGAGGTGGATGGGCCAGCCCCGGCCGGGTCCGTTGCTGCAGCGCCGGACCCCTACAGCGACTGGATGGACAAGCTGGTTGCCATCGTCGCGAATGACCGCGGCATTGATGCGTCTGACGTGCGCAAGGAGATCGCATCCAGCCCGGACGCAGACAGACGCGATGCGGCGATGCGCGGCCAGTTCAATGCCGGGTATGAGCCGGGAACGGTCGCTGCACTGAGCTTTGGCGTCGACCCCACGAAGGGCTTGACGCGCGGTCCTCGGGATCCAGACCAAGAACCCGACTTCGACCCCGTAGCCGCCGTCAACGCCGCCTACACCTTCGACACGGCGACCGACGACTTCAAGGCCGAACTGGCGCAGTCGCTCAATGACGAGGACTACAGCCCATTCGCCACGGCGCGCGAGTTCGACCAGGCGGTGAAGTCGCACGGCGGCACCGTGTCGTGGGCGCTGGTGCCGGGCGCCATCCTCGATTCGGCCGCCGCGCACGGAACTGCCGACGATGAAGACGACTGGGGCGACGTGTCCGACGACTGGGACGATGCCGCCGGCGAGCTTGTCACCGATGGCGTGCTGATCCTTGACGGTGACTTTGCCGGCCACCCGTTCCGCGGGAACCAGTTCGGCCGCGCGAAGATGCAGACCCACCATGCCGCGCGAGCCTCACGCGAGGCCAAGCGGGCTGACCGCCGGGCTGCTGGGCACGACCGGGTGCTGCAGTACGCACACAGCAGCGCTGCGCACGCACACAAGCAGGCCGCCAAGGGTTCGGCCGGCAAGACCAAGGCCTACCACGCCAAGATGGCTGCGTTCCACTCCAAGCGGGCGCAGCACCACCAGGACAAGATCGACGGAAAGCCGGTGATGGACTCGATCGGCACCGATCTGCTGCTGGACTCGGCCTGGCCGGACGCCGACATGGTGATCCTGGACAGCGCTGGCGGCGACATCCAGGGCGTGATCCGCAAGGGTGCGCGCGTTCTGGGGCGTGCCGTGATCGGTGGTGATGGCAAGGGCATGATCTACACCGGTGCGAAGGGATCCACCCGCGTGACGAACCCGAGCGGTGCGCGTGCAGTCTGGGGCGAGTACCCGAGCGTGATGGTGGAGGGCCTGTTTGGCGCTGCGCCGGCGCCGAAGAAGTCGACTGTGAAGAGCCAACCCATGGACGAACCGATGAACCAGACCACTGCCCCTGAAGCCGCAACCATGCCAGCCATCGACGCCGATCGCGCCTACCTGCGGGCCATCATCGACAAGAAGATCGCCATCACCGATGACGTGATGGCCCGTGTCGAAGCGATGGCTGCAACCCACGCCAGCCACGCCGAGATGATGGCGCTGATCGAGGAGTCAGTTGACGTGATCCAGGCCGTCGTGATCGCGCAGGCTCAGTCGGCCATGGGCGGAAAGGGCTGACACCCGCCGGGCGGAAAAGCGGCACCCCCTGCCACCGCCCGGCGCCCCAAAGTCGCTCCGATACCACTGGCCGATCGTCGGCAGAAAATCGGAGCGACTTCCAATGTCCGTCACGTTCATCTCCTATCGGCATGGCGATGCCGACTACACCACCCACACGCTACATGCGCTGGATGGTGCCACGCAGTCCGGCCAGACCCAGGTGGTCGAGCTGATCACCATCGGCGGTGTCACCTACTCGATGGTGATCGATGCCAGCACGACGGCCACGAATGGCCTGAACGGATGGACGCCGGTGCTGGCCACCTACGTGGATGGCGACCGCACGCTGCTGCGTGTGTCGGACTGGACTGGCGGCGGCGGCACCAAGCCGGCGACCGGGCTGTTCATCGGTACAAGCGGGTTCGTTGCAGACATGGCGCAGGCCATCTCCGTGCGCGGCGCGAAGGGGGATGCCGGTGATCTGGCGACATTGGCCGATGGCTCGATCATGAAGTCGAAGCTGTCGCCGGAGGTGCAGACCAGTCTTGGCAAGGCGGACACCTCGGTGCAAGACCTGGCCGGCATGACATCCAAGGCGACATCCAGTACCGCCGAACAGAAGGCGGCTCATCGTGCCGCGCTGGGTCTCGGTCCGATCGCGACGATGACGCTGCCGGAGGCTCAATCCGCGGTGTCGGGGTATGCGCTCAAGGGGGTCGGCTTGGCGGTTTCTGTAGCGCCGATCACGCTCAGTGGGTTTGCCTGGCCAGGCGGCTCGATCACGATGCCCGGTGCGGGTACTTGGTATGTCGGCGTCGAACTGTCGAGTGGCGTGCTGCGCGTGCTGCCTCGACTCGGGCATCGAGGCTGGGTGCCGGTCGCATGCGTTGCCTGCACTACATCGACGATCACGTCGCTGCAGCAGATCGCGCCCGCTCTGCCGACCTGCCGACTGCCGCGCACGATGCGCAAGATCCTCACAGGGTTGCCAGTGAGCGTCGTCGTCATGGGCTCGTCGCTTACAGCATCCGGCGGCGGGGCGACGGACTGGCCCGGCATGGTTTTCGGTGCGGGAACGACGGACAAATACAAACTCCCGGTCACTGTCGATTGCAAGTACACCGGCGTTGGCGGATCGCCCAGCGGCTATCAGCACGCGCAGCTCGGGTTTGCTACCGGCAACAACAACTACGGTTTCTCGAATGCAGGCTACAGCTTTGCCGTTACTCCCAAAGCCCCTCCGAATGGGCGCAGCCAGTTATTCACCGGCGTGGATGTCGTTGTTATTGGCTGCCTAGCCAATGGCGGCGACTATCGTCTTGAGTTGATCGAGCCGATGATTCGCCAGCTTCGCAAGCGCGGGATCGAGGTCGTGATCGTCACGGACAATCCACAGGGGCCATCGACGGACTACGCGACGATGTCGGCTGCTGGCTTATACGGTGATGGTCCTGAGTTGATGCGCATTGCTGATCTCTACGGCGTAGAGATTGCTGACACGGCCGGATATGTTTTCGAGGCGCATATTCGGGCAGGTGGTGTCGGTATTTACGGCGACTCAATCCACCAGGCCAGCGGTATTCCGAGCGGCCCGGCAGCCCTACTGCCGGCAAATGGCCACGAGGCATGGGCGCGTGCAGTGCGCAGCGTATTCCCGGCCAAGTGGGCGGCAGTCACAACGACGACGACCAGTGCCTGGACATTCGATTCGACGGCTCCAAACTGGCGCACCTATGGATCGTCGTCGCAGGCGGTGTCGTCCGGGAAACTTGTCACAACGACGACGACCACGGCATCAGGCACAGCTGTCGAGCAAGCGGGAGCCGTGGCTGCCGGCGACACGATCACTGTGACGTATGACAGTGCAGTATCTGGCATCACCGCCGTGCAAATCGGAGGCCAAGGAAATTCGGGCTGGAATACCAACGTCGTCGGTGCCACGCTAAATGGCACTGCAACAACGGTCACGCTGACTGTCACGCAGGCATTCACCAAGGCAGTCGTCCTCTGGTATGCGACTGGCGGAACTGGCACGCTGTCGCTCGACAATGTCTCGCTCGCTGTGACCCGCGCCGGACTGCCGCTTGTCACGGACCAGTGTCCAGGCCGTCCTGCCGATTCTCGACAACTGCCCCCAGTGCGCCTTGTCACGGACTACAGGACTCCGGGCGATACCTACGTCATCCTCCCTGCTGATGAGCGGCAGGTGGTATTTAGCCAAGCAACGATGGGTACGCTGTCTGCTCACCCATGGGGTAGCGGGTCTTTTGCCCGGAGATTCAGCAACTCGGTCTCGGCGACACAGGACATGCTGACGCTGGCAGTCGGTAAAAAAGCCATGCTGTCTGCCGACTGCGTCGTTGGCATGAGCCTGATTCACTACCGAGAGATCGCTGACGGCGCTTGCACGTTCAATGTCAACATCAATGGCGCGCTGAACAAGAGCATGACGATCTCGGCTGTTCCGTTCTCGAACGAATGGTATTTCCCGATTTTCACTCCGACGGAACTTAACGCAGTGGGGCCGGCCGGAGCCTCGATCAACTCAATAGAAATCGAGGTTACGGGGGGTGCTCTGAAAATCGCGGCACTTGTCGCCTCGACTGCAGACATCGAGTACCTGTCCCCTGAGCAACTCACGTATGTCGGTGCGGGATGGGGGGCGAAAGAGTCGAGCCGCAGCGGTCTGCCTGGCCGATGGACGGACACGCCGGGAGATTACGCCGTTGCGAACTGCACCGGCCGCCGCCTGCTGTGGTCCCTCAGTGCGAACCCAGGGTCGAAAATGGTGACGTACTTGTCCGCGCAAGAGCAGCTTGCAAATCAGGCAGTGAGCGGCGATTACCATGTTTCCCTGGCGGGCGGCCTGCTGTCTCCAGCCAGCAATCACATCGTCAAGTGCGTCGAGGCCAATGCCTCAGGCAGCCAGGCCAACGGCCATGCGCTGCATATCGGCGGCGCGATTGTCATCAACGACCGCTGATCCCCTGCCGGTGAGTATTGAGAAAGTAAATTAAATGCACACCATTGCCTCCACCCCCTGGGCGATCCAGACCGGGGTGTACGACGCCCTGCGCGCTTGGTACACCTCACGCGCTGACGCTGTCGG